GCTTCCAGACGGTGAGCGTGTCGCCCTGGCGCACGTAGTCAAGCGCCGCGGTGAGCCCTGCACGCTCGGAGGCGGCCTTGCGGGTGCTGATCTTCTCGGTGTAGATCCGGCCGCACCCGGCGGCGGTCAGCGCGTCGTGCTGGAGCTGCGCGTCCTGCGCGTCGGTCGAGACGCGGGCGAGGCCGATCAGGTTCCGGTCGCCGCTGGGGACGTCGATGACGGTGAATGCCGGCGCGGGTGCTGCGGCGTGTGACATAGCTCTAGTGTATCAAAACTGTCTCACAACTTTCAGCGTTTCAGCTAAGTTTTTAGACAAGTTTTGAGACGGCAAACGCCGAGTGCGGGTACCTGCTGCCGGTCGTCTCATAAATGACCGTTAAGGGACGCGCCTCGATAGCGGCCACCGCCTCCGGGTCGTGCACATACCACCCGTCCCGGATCTGTCCCCGCTCGCCCCACGCTAGGTGCACGAGCCACCGGTCCCCGGAACGCTGCCACGCCAGCACCCAGCACAACTGCCAGGTGCCATCTGTGCGGCGGACCATCAGCCGCGGCGTCCTCGGCGCGGTCAGCGGGGCATCCTCGTCCGGCTCCGCAGGCACCAGGTCGGGGACGACTCGGCGTGGCGGCTGCGGGACGATGGGATGCACTTGCTGATTATGCGGTCGGCCGCGGTACCGGTGCCAGCCCGCGCAGGAACGACTCGGCTCGCCGTTCCCAGTCGTGCCAGTTCTCGTTACCGCCGCCGGGTGGCCGCTCCCCGTACTGGCGCAGGAAGAAGGCTTCCTCGAGCAGCTGGCGCGCGGGGTCCTGCTCGCCGTACGCCTGAATGATCGCGTCTGCCATCTGCTCGGCGACGACCTTCCCGGCCAGCGGTCCCGTTGCCGGGACGCGGACCTCTATCCGGGTCAGGGCGTCGGCGAGACGCTCACGGTCAATCGGCATCGGTGCCGTCCTCCTCCGGCCCGTAGACGGCTCCCTGCCACGATTCCACGGCCACCGTGTGACCGGTCTCCTTAACGTGGTCCATGGCGTCGCGGCAGAGCACGTGCCAGTCCGATGTCCACCCGTGGAGACCGTCTACAGGGAGCGGCCCGCAGGTCTTGCACACGACTGCGCTTTTACCGGCGGTCTCGCGGAGCCATGTGCCGCCGATGTAGGGCTTGCCGTCGCGGTGCACACGGTAGGCGATGACCTCAAACGGCCCTTCGGCCACCACAACCGGCTCAGACATCCGGCGCCTCCTTCCACGGGCCGATCGTGCGGTACATGACCTGGGGCTCCTCCGGCGGGTAGATCAGCGCGACCTGACGGGCGGCGCGGCGTGCCATGTCCTCGTCGTCGTAAGGCTGGATGTGGAAGCCGCCCGGCGCGTCGTGGTAGCGACCCTTGTACCGGACCGCCCACCGGGTGCGGGTGCCGGGCTCCGGCTGGCGGCCGGTCTCATGGGCGCGGGTGACCCATCCGGCGATCACCTGGCAGACGGCATCCTCCCACTCGGCGAGCCACGTGATGGTTCGCTCGTCGTAGGCGCCGGTCGTGACTCCGGCAGCGGAGAGGGCGCAGTGGAGCAGCTCCCGGTTCTGAGGGTCGCGGAGGATGCTCCAGCCGGGTTCGGGAGTGATCGCATGGTGGGCGGCGGAACGGGCGGCCTGCTTGTCCCCGTAGGGGCCGTTGTCAGCCACGGCGTACCGCCCCCCGGAACCAGTCGAGCCACTGTCTCCGCGTCCACCGGGCGTCCGCGACCGCGGTCGCGCCGTCCTCGCACCACGCGGCCAGTTCCTCCAGCGTGCGGAACGAGGGCGACAGCGGAGTACCCGGAGTGGTCGTCTCGTACAGCGCGTACTCGTACCGGCGACCTTCGGGGATCTCCGGCATGTACTCGGCCGGGTCGACGTCCCAGCCCGCCTTCAGGTCTTCGCGCATGTCGCGGCGTGAGAACAGGGGCACGTACTTCGGTGACCCGTCGCTGTAGGTGCCGCGATGGCGGGGATGCTTCCAGCCCCTCGCGACCGGGCGCAGTTCACGTCCCATTGGCCTAGCCCCTCCTCGGCGCAGCGGCGTCCTTGGCGTGCGCCTCGGCGTAGCGCTCGGCTTCCATGAACGCGCGCTGGAACTGCTCGCGCTTCTCGGTGCTGAGGGCGACGCCGTCACTGCCGGCGAAGACCTGCAGCACGACGTCCGCGCCCTTGTGGCCGACCTCAACCGAGCAGCCGTCGGGGGCGAAGATGACGTCGATGTCCTGGTAGCTACTCGCCACCCCTGCGGGCCGCGCCGGCTCCGGGCGCTCGAACGCCTCGATGGCCCGCCTGCGGGCCTCGTCCGCCAGCCCGGCCATACGGTCCGTCCACTGGGGGGCGTGATTCGGGTCTTCCCGGATACGGGCGGCGAACTCCTCCAGCGCCGTGTCGAGGACGAACGCGAGGTCGCCGTCAAGTTCGTATGCGACTACGGGACGCATGCTCTACCTCTTTCCTGCCGCCGCAGCGGTGTCCTTGGCGGCCACCAGCCGCCACTTAAAGTCCCCGGAATGCGCCTGCATGCCGTTGCGCTTCCAGAACGGGATGATCGCGCCGTTTCGCAGCTTCGCCTGCACGTACACCGCGCCGACCTTCTCCACCGTCGCGGGGATCTCGGCGCCGCCCCGCTTCGGCCGGCGGGTCACGCCGTTGAGTTCGAGGACGAGGCAACGCTGACCCTTGTGCCACTCGGTCACTGCTGGCCGTCCTTCACGGTCAGCGACTTCTGCGCCGCGGTCCACGTCGGACACGGGTGCAGGGCGGACATGACCGGGTCCTCCGGGTCGGAGCACGTCTTGCACACCCACGTCCGGCCGTCGGCCACCAGGACCGGGACGTGCGGCTTCAGCGCTTCCGTGAGCGCGTTAGCGGCGCGGGCAAGCGCGGACGCCTGCTCGGCGAGCACGCCCGGCGTGTCCGGCGTCTTCGCCGCGAGGTCGCGGAGGTTTCCCACCTCCGTTGCCACGTCGGTGGCCTGCTCTAGTGACATCACCTGGTCCTCTCCTTCACTGGACGGACCGGCCGAACCGTGCCCGGTCGCGCCCGCTGTCCTCGTCGTTGTCCTGCGGCCACGAGGTGCCGCCCGACGCCCCGTGGTCGCCGTCGTGGCCGGTCGGCTGGTCGCAGTACTGCGGCGGCTCTCCGTACGAGCCGTCACCGTTACGCGGCGGCCACCACTCGGCGCCGCACAGGTCGCCGTCCTCCCCGTCGCGCCATGCTTCGTGAGCCAGGCGCTCCGCCTCGTCCTCGGCTTCCTCCGCCTTCGCGGCCACCATCTGCGCCCGCAGGTCCGGGAGGATCGCGGCGAGCTGGTCGACCCCGGCGACGGTCAGCTCCATCTCCGGGATGAGCCCGTGCGAGTAGTCCCGCCTGACGGTGACCGGCTCGCCCTCGTGGTCGGCGATCGTGCCGACCGGGACGTGGCGGTGCGCTGCGTCGTTCATGACCTTCCCCTTCATCGCCAGCAGCCACAGGGCTGCTCCTGCCGGTGCTCGCCCCGCGAGAGGGCGAGCATGTCCGCGTCAACGCACGCGTCATGCATGAGGTCGTCGAGGCCGGCCCGGTACCGGTCGATCCCGGCGAGACGCTGCGCGCGGACCATGTCCACCAGCGCGCCCGGCACCGCGTCCCCGGCCGGGCCGATGCGGCCCCCGGGGCCTTCCGGGCGCCCGTCCGGACTCCAGCGGACCACGTGGTACACCTGCGAGTGCTGCGTCAGCCACGACACCCCGGACGCGCCGTCCTCCGCCGTCCAGTGCACCCGGGCGAACCGGTCAGTGCCCGTGCCGGGCGTCACGGCGTCCACGCGGACGGGCTGCGGCCAGAACGGGACGAGGATCTCGTCACCGGCATCGGCCTGCCACAGTTCCGGCGGGCGCGGGACGTGCTGGTCGCGGAGAAGCGTCATCTGCTCAGGTGTCATCGCCGGTCCTCCGTCCACTCGGCGTACCGGCGCTCCAGCCGCCGCATTCCGGGTGCTCTGTGATGGCCGGTGCGGCGGTGATTGCGGCGTTGCTCATGGCAAAATTGTACAACGCGACGACTTGTACAGGCAAGCGCGAACGTGACTCAGTTACCATGTACTCATGGACACGATTCCCGGCACGATGAACGTCAGCGAAGCGCGGGCGAACCTCACCGAAGTCGTCAACACAGTGCGCCTTCAGGACCGCACGGTGCGCTTGATGCGACGGGGAACACCGCAGGCGGCAGTCGTGCCCGTCGACATCCTCGACCTCATTGAGGAAGTGGGTGGCCTGGATGATGCCCGGTCGGCGCTTCGCCGCTACAACGACCCGCCCTCCGACATCTAGCCGCCTCACGCCGCCGTCCTCCGCAGCTTCCCGCGTTCGTGGTACTCGTTGTCGAGCCTGCGCACATGCTCCGGAACCGGTTTCCCGTCCCTCCGGTACGCCTTCGCGTCCGCGTGGGCCCGCCGCAGCAGCAGGTCCCGGTCGGTGACATCCGGGCCATCCTCGTCGGCGCTGACGACCACACGGAGCCGCACCGGGTCGACAGCATCCGCCAGCACCAGGACGAGGGCTTCGATCTCCTCACGGGACAGTTTCCGGGTGATGTGGCCGGGGCTGAGCCGTCCCTCGACGCACTTGACGACGACGGGCGCGACGAACTTCGCGCGGGCGATCAGGGCGTCACGTTCGGCGGGGGTCATGACGGGTTCTCGTGTCCTGCGAGCTTGCGGAGGCGCGCGGCAAACTCCCTGCGGAACTCCGCGCGCTCCCCGTGGATGATGGCGGTCATGCTGTCGCCGTGTTTGGCTGCGGCCTGCTGGTCGCGGGCGGCCAGGCCCTCCTGACGCCCGGCCTCGGCGCACAGTGCCTCGCGCATGTCGCGGACGACATCGCGGGCCTCGTCGCGCTGGGCGGTGACGGTTTCGAGGCCGTCGATCGTCATCTCGAAGATCTTGTCCCGGGTGCCCTGTGCCGGCTTGCCCCCGGCCTTCTCGACCGCGGCGATGGTCACCGACGCGACGTGGGCTGCACCCGCCTTGTCGGAGCCGAGCGCGGCGATCTGGATCAGCCCGGCCCATGCCTCGCGCAGCTGCGCGGTGACCTGGTCGAGCCGCTCCTCCAGCGCGGCACGCTCCGATGCGGCGGTCACGGCCTGGGCTCCGGTGCGGCGAGCTTCCGCAGCTCGGCGGCGCACTCGCGTTGCCTGACAGCGTCGGCTTGCATGGCGGCGCGACTGTTGTAGGCGGGCTCGTTGGCGGCGTCAATGTCTCCCGCGTCCGCCTCGCCTTCCCACTCGTCCGCCAGTTCGGTGACGGCCTCACGCAGCGCGTTCCGCTCGGCGGCGAGCCGGATGCTTTCGGTGTGGGCCGCGGCCAGCTCCGCCTGCAGACCGGCAGCACGGGCACGGGAGCCTTCGAGGCGCGCCTGCGCCACGTGGAGATCCGTCTCCAGCTCGCCGATGCGGGCGGCCTGCTGGTCGCGCTCGGCGAGTTTCTTGGCCGTGTTCGGGTAGCCGGCCTTGAGGACGGCCTGCGCGCCAGCCTCCATCGCAGCGCTGTTCTCATCGGCCAGCTCGTCGTAAGGGACGTACATGGGCTCGTCGGTCTGGATGTAGTCCCCGTTCAGGTACGGGTGGGCGGCGATGTACGCGTCGTAGTACGTGCGGCCGGGTGATGTCGCGGTTTTCTCGGTCATCGTGCTGTTCCTTCCAGGGTTTGAGCGGTCTCCACCAGTCCGAGTTCGCGCGCCCGCTGCTCCGCCGCAGGCTCGGCGAACCGGATGAACTTCCGATGCTCCACGGCGTACGCGATCTCCCCAGCTGTGGACTGGCCGAAGTAGCCGCTCTGGTCGGACACGACCAGCACCTCGTCGGCGAGGTCGATCTTGCGCTTGTGGAGGTCATCCAGGCTCGTCTTGACCTCGCCGCCCTGGCTGTCCTCCGCGGAGAGGTCGCCGGACCAGCCGAACACGCCGGGTGCGAGGACGATCCGGCCGGCCAGCGTCTCGTCCCGGTTCGCTGCGGTGAACTCGTCACGGAAGCGGGTCGAGCCGCACAGGCAGACGATCACCGGGCGCTTGCCGCCGAAGTCGCGGACGAGGTCGTGGTACTCGCCGCATTCGTTTGAGTAGTGGGGGTAGCTCATCGTGTTCCTCCTGTTTGAGCGGTCTCCGCCGCAGCGGACTTGACGGCGTGCTCGGCGTCGCGGAGCGCGCGTGTCTCAGCGATGACAGCGGCCTCGAAGACGTCGACGGCGTCCATCACCTGCGTCACAGCCGGCCCGGTGATGCGGGCTATCGCAGCCGGGTCGCTGACCGGGGTTCGAGACAGGGTCGACTCCAGGCGGTGCGTCAGCGTGGACGTGAGAACCGCGCGGGCATCGGATGCGGTTGTCATGGGGGGTTGTCCTAGCTGCGGGAATGGGTTGGTTGCGGGAACTCAGGGAGAGGCGGCCAGTGCCGCCAGGTGGGCGTGCCACCGCTCGTGGTGGCCGCCGGCGTTCGTCGGGACCGCTGGCTGCCACTTCCAGCCGCAGGCGCAGCCGATGCCGCGCAGGCCCGGCTCCGGCAGCTCCTCGGTGGTCAGCCAGTGCGGCAGGTGGCCGGCGTCCGTGACCAGCGGGGAGTGAGCGGGGCAGAGGTAGCCGTGGACGACGGGCTTGATCAGGCGCCAGCCGGGAACGTCGCGGAGTCCCTCGCCGGTCCAGATGTTGAACCGGGCCTCGCAGGCGGGGAACATGCAGTGGCGGAGGTAGCCGGGGTCGGTGAAGTCGGTCATGACGCCTCGCCGAATAGGCAGCCTTGCGCGAGCCGACGGGCGGCGAGCTCGCAGTAGCGTTCGTCTGCCTCGATGCCGATGGCGCGGCGGCCGGAAGCGCGGGCAGCGTCCAGCGTCGAGCCAGATCCGGCGAACGGGTCGATGATGAGGCCGCCGGGCGGGCACGCGTAGGCGATAAGCGGGTCGAGGATGCCGACCGGCTTCTCCGTGGGATGCAGGCCGCCACGCACGGACTGAGCGAACTGGACTGACCGCGCCAGGCGCGTGCCGTCATCGTCATAGCGCGTCATGCCGATATCACCCAGGTGTGGTCCATGGGCAATGTTGCGCATCCGTATGTGCTTGTCCGGGCCGGTGTAGGCCGTGCGAGGGGTGTCGTGGTGGAGGTCGCTCCAGTCGCCCCGGTACCAGTGCGCAGCCGTCTCGTGGACGCGCTTGAAGCGGTCGGTCGCAAACCCAGTCCCGTTGGCTTTCTCCCAGATGACGTCCTGGCTGAGCTTCCACCGTGCGGCGGTGAACTCGTATCCGTGGTCGAGGAACATTCGCAGGCTGCCGAAGCACCACAGCGACCGCGTGACAGGTGCCGCCGTCTCAAGCCAGCCGTGCGGCCACCGATCCCATACGAGAGACGTCTCGCCGTACGGCGGGTCGGCGACGATGCAGTCCGCGGTGACGCCGAGTGCAGGCAGGATCCCGCGCGAGTCGCCGAGGTACAGCTCGACCTGGCCGTCGGCGAAGTAGGGCTTCACGCCGCCACCTCCAGCGCGCCCGGCGGGTTCAGCGGCCAGTCCGCCGCCTCCGCGTCCCACCACGCAGGCCACGACGTCCCGCACACCTCATGCGTGTAGTCGGCACGCAGGGAGCCGTTGCCGTCCGGGGTGACCGTGGACGGGAGGACCGCGGGGAAGTCGCCGGGGTGGCACTCCGGGCAGGCGTCGGCGAGCGGCGAGCGGGTCATCACGCCGCCTCCTGGGGGAACTGCTGCTGTTCCTGCGCCGAGGGACGGTACATGTCGGCACACATCGCGAAATGTCCGCGGAACGCCAGCGTCGCAGTTCCGAGCGGTCCCTGCCGGTTCTTCGCCACGATCAGGTCGATCTCGCCAGCCCGGGCCGACTCCTGTTCATAGGCGTCCTGCCGGTACAGCAGGATCACGATGTCGCTGTCCTGCTCCACCGAACCCGAGTCACGCAGATCCGCGGGCAGCGGCCGGTGGTCCGTCCGCATCTCCGGGCCCCGGTTCAGCTGGCTGCCTACCAGGATCGGAACCTTGAACTCCTTCGCCAGCAGCTTCAGGCCACGCGAGAACTCCGAGATCTCCCGCTCCCTGCTCGCCGCCTTATCGGTGCCCTTGATGAGGCCGAGATAGTCGACGACCACCAGCTGCGCCGGGCTTCCCGCGCGGCGCATAGCCCGCAAATCCGACCGGATCGACTGCACCGACATGTACGGGTCGTCGTTGATCAGCAGGTTCCCGCACCCCGTCAGGTGCGTGTGCGCCTTCGCGAGCCGCTCCCAGTCGCGCTCCTCAAGGCCGCCGTCCCGGATCCGCTTCAGCTCGACGCCGGCATGGAACGACAGGATCCGCTCGATGCACTCATCGGAGGACATCTCCATCGTGCACACGAGAACCGGCGCGCCCAGGTTGACGCCGGCGTGCACGGCGATGTTCAGCATGACCACGCTCTTGCCCATACCGGGGCGGCCGCCAACTGTGACCATCTGGCCGGGGCTGAAGCCCGGGACAAGCAGGTCGAGGTCCAGCCATCCGCTGGGGATGCCCTGCCGCCCTTCCGGGCCGCACTCGATGCGGTCGATTACCGGGCCGATCAGGTCGGCGATGCTCCGTGCGCCGGGCGGCAGCGCGGTGCCGGCTGCTTCGTCCAGCACCTTGTACGCCGCGTCGATGCGGTCGGCCAGGTCCGTGCTCCCGCCGAGAGCCGCGCTGCGGATGCTCGCTCCTGCCTCCGCGAGACGCCACCGGACGGCGCAGTCCCGCACCCGCTGCGCATACCAGGCGGCGCTCGCCGCGGACGGGACTGCGGTTATCAAGGTGTGCAGGTACGGTGCACCGCCGGTCTTCGCGAGCGTGCGGCGTGTCTCCAGCTCGGCCTTGACGCGGATCGGGTCCGCATGCTCCCCGCGGCCGGAAATCGCCGCGATCGCAGCGAAGATTTCCCCATGCGCGGGCCGCGCAAAGTCGCGGGCGTCCAAGATCTCCAGGCAGTCCGCGACCGCAGCCTCCGACAGCATCATCGCGCCGAGCACCGCCTGCTCAGCCTGCAGGTCAGACGGGATCTCATTGTCGACGTCGTTCACCGTGCCGCCTTCCGTATTTTCCGGATCGTCTTCGCCGCGTAGTGCGCGGTCATCAGGTCGGATGCCTCACCGCGGGACATCCCGGTCCTCACGGCGTGGCCCATGCGCCCGAGCGCGGACTTCTGCGCCTCGCTGGCAGGCCTGTCCCGCCATGCGGCCTTCGCCTGGGACAGGACGCCGCCGTTCGCGCGGGCGATCTCCTCGCCGACACCGCGTGCCCAGTCGAGGGCGAGCGGCTTCCCGGACTCCAGGCGGGGACTGCCGCCCTTCAGGCAGCGCCACACGTCCCACTCGTCCTCGCCGACACCCGGCCGGGAGGTGAGAATCATGACCTGATCGGCGCCCGCAGGAAGCACCCACGAGCCGTCCACGTCGATCCAGCGGAGCTCGCTGCGGCGCAGGAGCTCAATCTGCTTCGTCCGGGCCGCGGCAACCGCGATCTTGCGCTGCTCCGCCTCAGCCTGCTCCTCGGCCGCGTCCAGCAGGGACTTGCCGTTCTTCACGGACCCCGGGGGCATCCCGGCAAGATCGGCGATCGTGGCGAGACCGAGCTGCTCGGCGGAACCCGCGACGTCGAGGATCGGCGCGTCAGTCTTCGAGTAGGGCCTGCCGCCGACCTTTCCGATGAACGGCCGCAGCACGCGTCCCGCCATCTGGACGAAGAACGGGGCGGACTTCGTCGGGCGCAGCATCAGCGCGCACGACACGGCCGGCTCATCCCAGCCCTCAGTGAGCACCTGGGCGTTCGGCACGACGCGCGTCTCTCCGCGGTGCAGGCGGCCCAGGATCGCCCGGCGCTGCTCGAGCGGCATCTTCCCGTCCACGGCCTCCGCCGGGACGCCCTTGCGGGTGAGGGCCTCGGCGAGCGCGTGCGCGGTCGCGATCGTCGGGGTGAACGCCACCCCGATCCGGTCCTTCGCGTATTGCACGTACGCGTCCGCAGCGGCCTCGAGGGCGTCAGAGCGCTCCAGCTCGGCGGCGATCGACGAGTCCGTGTAGTCGCCGGCGCGGACCTGCGCGTTGGACAGGTTGAAATCGCCGCCGACCTGGATGGCCTTCACGTCGCACAGGTAGCCTTCGGCGATCATCTGGATGATGCCGCGCTGGTAGGCGATCTCCTGCCAGACGTGGCCGAGCCCGATCTTGTCGCTGCGCCCGGCCGTGGCTGTGAATCCGACCGTGAGCGGGCCGTTGCCGGCCATGCTGCCGAGGCGCTCGAGGATGTCCAGGTAGATGTCGGCGACGGCGTGGTGGGCCTCATCGACGATGACCGTCGAGAACTTCCCGAGGCGCTCCAGCCGTCCCGGCCGGGCGAGCGTCTGCACCGAGGCGACGACGACCGGGGCACCGTAATCGTCCTGCTTGGCCTTGACGATCCCGATGTCCAGGTTCCCGCTGACGGCGGCCAGCTTCGCTGCAGCCTGCGAGATCAGCTCGTCCCGGTGGGCGAGGATCAGCGACCGGCCCGGGCGGCTGCTGACCAGGTGCGAGAACACCACGGTCTTGCCACCGCCTGTTGGCAGGACGACGAGCGGGCGCGTGATGCCCTTCGCATGAGCTGCGTTGACGGCGGCGATAGCCTGTGCCTGGTAGGGGCGGAGCGGCAGCGATGCGGACGCGGGCATCTCCAGTGCAAGCGCGTTCACTTCGCGGCCCTCCGCCTGTCCGCGCCGCGGAGCGGGATCAGCCGGCACATCTCGGCGAGCCGGGAGGCGACACGGTCTCCGATTACATCGCGCAGCTCGGCGGCCGGGATGTTGGACGTGAAGATCCCTGGCAGCATCGCCTCGTAACGGTGATTCACGAGCCGGTAGAGAATTTCCTCGGTCCACTCGGTGACCTTCGCGGCCCCAAGATCGTCCAGCAGCAGGAGGTCCGCGGCCGCGAGCCGCGCGAACTCGCCCTCGCTGTCGACGCCTTCGCGGGGGCGCATCGATGCGTACATGTCGGGCGCGGTGGCCGCTTCCCAGTTCACGGTGATGCCGCGGGCGGCGAGCGAGCGGACGGCACCGAACGCCTGGTGCGTCTTCCCGGATCCAGTGGGGCCGAGAATCAGCAGCGACGGCGACTCGGGAGAGAACCCCTGGCACCAGGCAGTGACATCGGAGTGGGTTGCGGTGGCATGCCGAAACCGGGGCGGGATGCGCCGGTCGGCGACTTCCGCCGCGCGGCGCAGGAAGCCCTCGCGGGTCGACACGTCGTAGAGCGGCGCGTCGTTCGGTGGTGCTGTCATCAGATCGGCTCCTCGTAGACCGAGTCATCGGAAGGGTTCTTGTAGGTCTTGTGGCCGCGCTGCGGCGACGCACGATTACCCCCGGCTTCCCGAGCGAGCCGGGCTCTGGCGTCGGCGGTGGCGGCGGCGTTGACGAAGCTGTCGAGCAGGGACACGTTCTTGTCGGCGATAAACCAATCGGCGAGGCCCTTCCGGATGTGCCGGTCAGGCGTGCCCTCGTTCAAGAGCGCACCGATCTGCTTGGCAAGCCGTCCTTTGGTCTGGCCGGTGAGTTCGCCGCCGTTGGCACGAACCCAGTCGATGAAGCTGCCAAGGATGGTCTGCGCGGTGGGCGCGTCAGCGCGCGCCGAATCTGAGGGTTGCTTTACTGAGGGTTCTATGAGGGGTAGCGGGCCTGTTTCCGCAGGTAGTGCGATCGAGTCCGCACCCTTTCGGCTTGATTCCGCACCCTTTTCCTTCGAATCCGCACCCTTTATCTCGGGTTGAGGGTGCGTTCTGGCCGCACCCTTTCCGCGCGCTTTAGGGTGCGTTCTGGCCGCACCCTTTCCCTGCTCCTCGCAGGGCTCCATCGCGTCAGATTCCCCGTCTTCGCAGTCCTCGAAAGGGTGCGCACAGTCCGCACCCTTTTCATCGTGGGCGAGAGGAAGAAGAACGAACCTTGCGCGACCGCCCCGGTTGCCTCCGCCATCCCGCTTCAGCACGCCCTCCGCGACCAGCTCGTCGGCGATGTGCGAGACGCGGGACGGCGACTTGCCCGTGCGATGCGAGAGCAGGCTGCGGCCCGGCCAGCCCGTGCGGGACCTGTCGTTGGCGTTCTCCGCCCAGGACAGGAGCCACAGCTTCCGGACATCAGGACCGTGGTAATGGTCGAGGATCTCGCGTACCAAGCGGATGCCCATAACCTCACCCGGCATTGCCGGCCACCTTCCCGGTCATAGCCGCGGATCGCGGTCGCGCCCGCGGTCGCCCGGAGTCCGGTCGCAGGCTGATATGTGGTGCCGGGGACGATGGACAACGCCGCCGCCTTCCTGATCAGGGGGATTCGCGAGTTTTCAGATGAGTCGCGCAGCCGTTCGATTGCAAGCATGCCACATACTACGTGGCATGGCAACTAGTCACGTGGCATAGTAGGTTGTTGCATGGCCTACATTTATGCCGCACACTAGGGGTAGGCCACACCCGTGTGACAATGCGAGGATGACTGACCCGATGGTTGCTGTTGTTGATGCGCGCAACGCGTACGTTGCCGCCCGTGAGCAGGTCAAGCTGACGCGGATCGCGCTCGGCAAGGCCATCGCCGAGGCGCGCGCCGCCGGAACTGACCAGGTCGACATCGCCAGGGAGCTGGATCTCACTAGGGAGCAGGTCCGGCGGTACCAGGTCGAGTACGAGGAAGACGCCGGCATCAAGTAGCCGCGCTCCTGACCTCACTCCCGCCCACCTCCCGCCGCGTTCCCGCGCTCCCGCCGCACCGGCACGAACAGCGCGGCCAGCGTGATGGCGGCGCACCCGGCGACCACCACGGCGTACAGGACCCAGGCGAGGCTCATTCGCACCCCCTCGGGTCTTCGGGGACGTCGAGGCGGGCGAGCATCGGCCTGCGTCCCCCGCAGGCCCCGGACGGCGCGAGGAACCGGAGTTCCGGCTGGACCTGCCCGCGCTTCATCTGCGCGTACAGTGCGCCGCCGTGGGGGCTGGAGAAGGAGACGCTGATGCTCTCGGCGACGTCGTCGGGTTCGGCGGCGCCGAGGATCTGCCCTGTCGCCAGCCGGGCCCAGGCTTTCGCCCGCGCGGCCGCGGGGCTGCCAGGAGCGGATGCGATCCGGTCCCCGAACGTGGCCCCGCGGCCCTTGCGGCGGCGTTCGAGCTCGGAGCGGGCCAGGTACCCGGCGGCGCCTGCGAGGACGGCGGCGGCGATGGCGGGGCGGTTCATGCGGCGCTCCTCAGGTCGCCGAACAGGTCCGGCTGCTGCCAGCAGTCGGGGCAGCCGGGGCACGGCGTCACGGCCTGGACCTGCTGCGGGGTCTGGCAGCCCGGCCGGGGGCCTGCCCAGCAGCTGACCCACATGCCCGGCTCGGGCGCGGTGTGCCAGTGCTGGACGTGGCCGCAGGGCTGGAAGGTGATGAGGAAGCCGCGGGTGGTGGCGGCGGACGGGGAGGTCATGCTGCCTCGCTTTCGCCGGTCTCCGGATTGCGCCGCAGCGCGCTCTGGAGGGTGTCACGGGAGACACCGAGGCGGCCCGTGGCCTCGTCAAGGCTGAACCCGAGCGAGAACAGTTCCCGCGCCTCAGCGGCCAGTTCAGCGCCGCGCAGCGGCTTGTCCGGGCCGCGCCGCCACCCATCGGCGGGTGAAGCATCCGGGTCGTCGATGTCATCCCACGCGGCCGGGGGTGCCCATCCGCGTGCCGCGGCGTAGTTCCGGGAGCGGCTCGCCGCTATCTTGTCCCGCCACTCCGCCTCGGGGGGCGCCTGGTCCCACAGTTCGTCGTACAGAGCGCCCACGGCACGCGCGGTGCCGGCATGGACCTTAGCGTTGTTCATCATCGTGCCGAAGTTGGAGCGCAGCATGCCCAGGCGCTCCGCGAGTTTCAGCTGCGACCATCCGCAGGCGACGAGGGCCTGCACGCGGCGGTGCGTGCCCGTGGCGTCCACGTCGGCGCGGGCGCCCAGCAGTTCGAGAGACGGGCGCACGGCGAGGATCTTCGCCTCGGTCTCGGGGCGGATCCGCTGGCTCGGCGGCCGGTCGCCGGGGCCTCCGTACAGGAGCTTGCTCATCGATCCGGTGGAGACCCCGGTGAGTTCCGCCGCGCGCTTCCAGCCGATGCCGTGCGCGGCGAGCATGCGGACGTGCTCCCGGGCTCGTTCTGCGTCAACGTAGGGCTGCCATTGGCCGTAGGCGATGAGCCGGGTGCGCTGGTTCTCTGCGGTCCGGTTCGCCTGCGTGCAGGGCGCGCAGCGGCAGCCGCGGGCGTAGCGGGCTCGTGCGCCGTGCTCTGGCCCGTTCATGCGGCACGCTCCGGCGCATCGAACAGCGTGTGCTGCGCGTCCGGTTCGGTCCGTATGACCGCCCCGCGCTCGTCGGTGAATCCGGTGCAGCGGCAGCCCGGCCGGGTGCATGGCCGGTCGCGGTAGCGCCCGTGCTCGCCGTGCCACAGCGTCAGGTGGTGGCAGCCTTCACGGGTGCATGCTCCCGGTCCTCCGGGAACGGCCTCGCCACGGGACAGGAGGTCAGCCACGCGGCCGTCCTCCGCTGTCATCGGCCAGTTGTTCATGCCGTCACCTCGCGGATGATGACCCGGAGCCGTCCCCGCGGGTAAGGCTGGTCGCCGATCTCACACCCGGCGTGGACCACGTAGCGGGCGTCATCGCCGGATCCGCGGCGCCCGGGAACGTGCCGGCCGATCTTGCCTGCCAGCGTTATGCCGTCGATTACCGGCTTCAGCGTCGGGCCGAGGTTGTCAGGATCGCGGTCCCGGCTCAGGTTCGGCGGGTCGTAGACGATAGTGACGGTGACGCGCTCCAGGTGCGGCGGCTTCGCCTTCAGGGTCATCGCCCAGGCGGCTTTCTTGATGGCCTCGGACCGGCGGTGGCGTTCCATGTGGTGGATCCGGTCGTTGAGGCTGAGGAGTTTCAGCCCGGCGGGCAGCTCGATCGTCCACTGTGGTGCGGCCAGGACGGCTGCGTCCGTGCGCTCCGCCGTCCCGGCCGTGTCTGCGGGGCTCCCGGCCCTCCTCCTGGCGCCGGGAGCCGGGCCGCTGCCTGCGCCGGTGGGGGCTAGCGCAGGCAGGGACGGTGAGGTGCTCCGGGCACCGTCAGGACGGGGGGCGACGGTGCCCGGAGCGGCGGCGCGAGTGTCCTCGAGCGCCGCGCTTCCCCGGCCGGCTGATGGCGGGCAGGCCGGGGAAGCTTCAGGGTTGCGGGTCATGCCGTCGCCACCTCGGCGGCACGCGCGAACTGCCTAACGCGCAGGTCTTCCGGCCATGCGTCCCAGTCGCCGCCCTTCGGCCCCGCGCCGAGCTCGCGGCCGAGCATGGAGCCGAGCTGCTTCACAAACACCGGCACACCGGAGTCCTGACACTGCTCGACAAGGAGGCGCGCCCAGCCCTCAGCCATGCGGCGAGCACCGGGGCCGCTCTCTCCGCCGACAATCACCCAGTCGATAGCCGGGCCGACGGTGAGTTCCTGAGTGACAAGCCCGCTCGGCTCGCGGTGCTCTGGTCCCCACCCCGGACGCCCGTCCAGCCAGTAGGTCAGGCGCGGCCGGTGCCCGTTCACGACCGGTCCGTGGAGGTCGATCGGTCCCAGCAGCGGCTCCGCGCTGATGAACCGGATCGCGGCCGGCGTTTCGAGCAGCGCCGGGATGCGGATGTCCGCCCAGTGCTGGTCTTCGGTGCTGACGCCGAGCCAGACGTTCGGCAGCGGCGGCACTATTTCGGGCCAGCGGCCAGTGCCGTAAATCCATCGCCGCACTTCCACGAACCGTTCGGCGGGAATCGGCAGGTCAATGCCAACGGCCCAGTCGGCAGCCTCATAGAGAAGCTCGCGCCACTTATCTTTGGAGGACAGCAGCGACCGCATGCGCGCGTGCCGCTTGGTCAGCACCTGATAGGTGTGGTGCGGCGTCAATGCCATCACGGCAAATACGCGGGCGATGTACTCGTCGGGAACGTCCTTATGGAACAGGTCGCTCATCGAATTTACGAAGACTCTCCTCGGCCGCTTCCAGCGCAGCGGCTGGTCCAGCTTGTCCGGCCGCAGCTGCACGTCGAAGCCGTGCTCGAAGTAGTGGCCGGGCGTCCCGCGCCAGCGCTCGGCGAACGTGGAGGCATAGCAGCGGTCGCATCCGGGCGAGATCTTCTCGCAGCCGGTGACAGGGTTCCACGTCGCGTCGGTCCACTCGATCTTGCTGTCGTCGCTCATCACAGAACCCCGTTCGCCAGGTCGTCTTCGATGGCCGCTTCGATCCCGGCGATCTCCGGGTCGTCGGGCAGGTAGTAGGTGCGCGCGGTGGCGCAGAATGCGATCAGTTCCTCGGCGGTGAGCACCGCGCCCTCGCACTTCACCGGGCCGCGCATTTTCTTCCGCTTCGTGCCGGGCAACAGCGGCTTGCCGTGCGCCCAGCACGCCTCGACATGGCACACCAGGGCGACGAGGCCGACAGCCCCGAACCCGATGGCGAAGCCGACTATGAGCGGCCACATCAGCCCTCACCGCCCTGCAGCGCGTCGAGCCGTGCCCGCTCGTACCTGCCGGCGGCCGCCGGGCCGACCCCGACCTCGGCCGCCGCCTCGGCGACGCTCCGGCCGGCGTTGCGCAGCTGGCAGAACCGCTCGTACCGGGCGGCCTTCTCTGCGGACGCGGCCCGGGCGGCACCGGAGGGCGCCCTCACGACGTCCTCATCCGTCTTGGTGCCGCGATACACGTACCGCGTGCCGGCCGGTATCCCGTTGGGGGACGAGCCGAGGCTGGCCGCCCGGATCCGCGCGGTCACGCTGCATCACCGTCCGGTGCCCACGAGTGCCTCAACAGACCCGCCTCGTATGCCCAGCCGAGTTCGGACTCGGGCCGGAACGTGATCTCGTCATGGCAGGGACGGCACAGCGGCACCATGTTGCCCGGGTCGGTGATTGACCCGCCGCGTGCCCGGGTGAGCGGTTCGTGCACGTCATCGGCGAGGCGTCTGCAGCCCGGCCGCGCGCATGACGGGCGCTCCGGCCACAGCGCGTCGATGACCCGTCGGCGCTGCCGGTTCTCCGCTGCCCGCTTCGCGGACACCGCCCTGATGCTGGCCGTGCGGAGCGGTGCCACGGTCCTCAGCGGCGCGACGGGCCTCAGCGGCGTCTTGCGCTGCAGTCCTCCCGAGCGGTTCATGACCCGCTCCTGTCGATGACGTCCAGCTCCAGGTACACGACCACGTCGCCCTCGTGCGTGCGGGACGGCTTCCGCGGGGAACGCCCGACCATGCCGGGCAGTCCCTCCACCTGCCGGACCGCTTCCGCGACCTCCTCGGGACTTCCGCTGAACCTGATGTGGACGCTCACGCCGCTACCCCCGCCATCTCGTACGCCTGCCGCACGGATGCGCCGAGGGAGCGGACGATCTCGCCCTGGTCCCGGACGACACGCAGGTGGTCCTGCGCGGACTCGCGGGTCGCGACGGAGATGTCATAGGCAAGCTGAAGGTCGGCGACCTTGTCGTCCACCCAGGCGTCTCGCTCGGCGGTCGTGAATCCGCCGCGCGTCACCTTCGGGCGCTCGTCCGACAGCAGCCAGCGGCGGCGTTCGGCGTTGAGCTCGTGCTTTCGGCTGACCTCGTTGTCGCGGGCTTTCGCGAGGGCTTCCTGAGCCTTGGTCAGTTCGGTGACGAGCCACCGCAGCCGCCGCTCAATGTCATGCGGCGACAGCGGCTCGTACTGCCCGGTCGGCTGCTCACTCACCGGACGCACCGTCCCCGGCCGGCAGCGCGAGCGCGTCCAGGGCGATGCCCTGCAGCTCGCCGCGCCGCCACGCCGCGATCACCTCGTCGCGGGCGTTCTTCGCCGGCCGGTAACTGAACGCCCCGGTCGGCTTGACGTCCGTGACCTCGGCGACCTGCTCCTTGTCGCCGCTGTCCTTGTCGACCAGGTAGCCGCCGGTCTCCTCGATCTCCTTCAGCAACGCCGCCCGGACCTCGGCCCGGATGCGGGTGCGCACCAGTTCGGGGAACACGGCGCGCACCACGTCGAGGAGTTCGGTGTTCGTCGCCGCGGACGGGTCGAGGTAGTCCTCAAGCCCTTCCGGGTTGTGCTCTTCCAGCCATCCGGTGAGCGCGTCCTCGGTGGCGTTGATGTCCTTGCTGCCGGACTTGATCGAGATCAGTCCGATCTCGGTTCCGTCCGGCATCATGACCTTCTGCTGCGACTGGCCGTCCGCGCGCAGCGGGCCGAACGCCTCCTCGGCGTCCTTCCGCGCGCCCTTGTAGGCGCCGCTGATCTCCTTGCCGATCACGTCCAGCACCGCGACGCGCAGGGCGTGGTCCCGTGCGGACAGGCTCTCGTCACTCACGCCGCGCTCCTCAGCTCGTTCTGGCGGTTCTTCAGTACGTCGCCGAGCTCGTTGGCGATCTCGGGGGTGACGGTCTTGTCCTTGACGGCGCGGGCCAGTTCGAGCTTCAGCCCGCGGATGTCCTCATGGCTCCCGGCGCCCCCGGCACGGCCGGTGAAGTCGACGGCCCACGCGGACTCGCCGCCGTCGGCGTCCTGCCCGGACTCCGGCTCGGCTGCGGGCTGCTGCTGCGCCTGCCGTGCCCGGCCGCGCAGTTCCGCGACGCGGGCGTCAATCGCCCGGCGGATCTCGTTAGCGCGCTCCGCTTCGAGCGCGCCCCGGTCGTAAAGCTGAGTCACCTCGTCCTTGATGGCGATCACGTCGTCCGGGGTGCCGATCTCCGCGATCTTCACGTCCCAGTCGCCGAGGTCCGGGCCTGCCGGGCGCTGCGGCCCCTGGCCGGCAGGCTGCCGGCGCTCCTGCTGCTGCCGGGTGCCGTTCGAGGCGGTCTCGCGAGGCTTCCACTGCCGCTGCTGCCCGTTGCCGTCCGGCCGCGCCGGAGAGGCGTTGTCGAACGCGTCCACGGCGGACTGCGGCGCGCGGCCGCCTCGCTCCGACCTGCCGCCCGAGGCGGTCGCGTTCTCCGCCGTCGGGTCGGCCCGGTCGCCCTTGGCCCACAGATCGACAGCCACCCCGAACCGCATCGCTGCGTTGCGGAGCGCGTCGCCGATCAGCACCTTCTCGGCGTCGTTCTGGTTGCCAGGGCACGACCCGTAGCCGGGCCTGGTGACGCCGCCGACCGTGAGGTTCATCCACAGGCCGACCGCGTTGCCGTTGCGGTCCCGCTCGAACTTCGGCGGCGCGTTGTCGATCACGTGCCGGACGATGTCCGGGTTACCGGAGGCGAGCGCCGCCTTCAGCATGTCCGGGTCCGGGTCGGTGGCTTTCGGCGCCCATGACCATTCCGGATCTACCTCAAGCAGCCTGATCGTGACGTCGGCGTGGCCGACGTAGTCCAGGTGGATGTGCTTGCCGATGGTGGATTTGCATGTGTCGCACCACGTCGCCCGGTGCTCGCTGCAGTTGTGGTTGCTGCAGGCCCGGCAGGTGGCGCGGGGAAGCTTGCCGACCACGTCGGCGGGGAACGGGGCGCGCAGCTTGGTCAGGTCGACGTCGTTCACAGTGCACTCCCCGATGTCGTGAGGCCGATAAGGTCCGCGACGATCCGCCGCTCGGCGTCGTCCGGGGCGGCGTAGATGATCGCGGCGCAGATGTCGTCGCGGGACTCCGCGTCCCGGACGAGCGCGGCGGCCCGCTCGAGGCGTGCCTGCGCGGCGGCGTCGTTCGCGTGGTCGCCGCACCTGTCCTCGACCGACTTGGCGCAGTCCGTGCACTCGTAGGTGTCGGGCTCGACTAGGGCGGCAAGTTCCAGCAGGAGCGCGGTCAGGCCCTTCTTGACGTCGGCGAGGGTGAACGCCGGGGCTTCGGTCGTGGCGGTCATGACGTCGTCACCTCCGCCCGCTCGGTGACGTCCAGGTGCAGGTCCGACATCTCGGCCGAGGCCACGATCTGGGAGAGCATCGCGCCCGGCGTGCCAGCTGGAGTGTTGTAGAAGCGGTTGCAGGCGCGGGCCAGGAGATCGGCCACCTTGCGGCGCTCGGCTCGGCTGAGGGGATCGGCCCAGCATGTGCTGCTCATGCCGCCACCCCGCTCTCGATCTCGTGCGCCCACGTCAGCGGGCTGCGGGTGCCGGTGATCCGGTCGATCGCCCGCATCACGGTCCTGTAGTCGGCAGGGGACGTGCCGCCGGCCGCGGGGTAGACGAGGGACTGCTCCCACGCCAGTGGCGGCCGGGCGGTCCTCGGGGTCCTCGGGGACAGGGGCTGCAGGCGCGGGCGCGGTGCGTCCTCGCGGACCCGCTGCGTCTCGGTGCGCGCGGGGGCGTTGAACGGGTGCTGGCCCTTCAGTGCGGTGCGCAGCCTTGCGAGCAGCTCGGGCGTGGCCTGCGCCCACTGCGGGGCGGAGGGTCCGAACACGGCCTGCGCGTCGGACAGGCCCGGGATCTCGCCCGTGTCGCGGAGCGGGTCCGGCTGCGGCTCGTCGGGGACTTCCCGGAGCGCGTCCGCCACGGTGACGGCGGTGTCCGGGTCGAACTGGTGGCGGCCGCGCCTGCGGCTGCGGGGCAGGAGCGAGATGCTCATGCGGCCACCCCGTTCCCGGCGGCGCGCTTCCGTGCGTCCTCCAGCCACGCCGTGGTGCCCTTGTTGGCGGGCGCGACATGCGCCTCGCAGGTCAGCGGGCCCCAGACCAGCTCGGCCATGAACGTGCCGTCCGGCAGGGTGATCAGGGGGGTGTTCCACGACTCGGCGATGGCCTGCAGGTCGCGCAGTCTCCAGGCGCGGGTGGTGCCCTTGGCCCGGACGTTGATGAGCGGCGAGTCGGGGAGCCGCGCGTCCGGGTTGGCCTCAACCCAGTCGGCGAACTCGCGGAGCGCGGTCACGAAGTCGGCCCGCGCCATCGCCTGCGCCTCGGCGGCGGAAACGGCAGTGATAGTCATTACCGGTGCTGCTCCTCTGATGGCGGATCAGTTACAGTTGTCGGCGGCGGTGTTGCTCCGCCCCTCGCCCCGGTGTTCGCAGCACCGGGGCTCTTTCATGCGGCTCTTGCGGGTGCCGCGTGAAGCTGGTTGTAGTGCGCCTCGATCTCGTCGGGGCTCTTTGCGTGTCCGGGGTAGTGCGCGGCCCTGGCGACCGCAGCCGCCCCGTACTCGGCGGCGAGCTGGTCGCGTTCGGCACACGCAGAGGCGAGGATTCGCGCTGCGGCGGTGATGGCCTCGTCCTTGGTCATAAGGCGGCGGCCTTCGCCGCGGGCTCACCGGTTCCGGCGTCGTCCCTGATGAGGTCATCGACGGGGACGCCGAGTTCGCGGGCGATGCTGATGAGGGTGCTGATGCCGGCCGGCTTGTTGCCGAGCTCGATGTTCGACAGCGCTTGCGGCGTGATGCCGATGAGCTCGGCGAAACCGGGGACGCTCAGGCCGCGCTGCTTGCGGAGCGCGCGGATCTTGGCGCCGTCCTGGCTTCCGATGCGATTCATAATGACTAATTTAGGAGTCAGATGGAATCGATGTCAAGCCGATGTCGGAATCACGAGGTAACGAGACGGCATAGTGCAGAATTGTTACCTGTAGTGGGCACTAGATCGTCACGGAGAGGTGCCCCCGTCATATGATTCCTAGAGAATCATCCGACGGGGCGTGATCAACTCCGCCTGACACAGAGACGCTCCGCACAGCCACCACCACGAAAGGAGCCGTCCCAGTGCCGCCAGCCGCCAGCACCTGGAAACGGCTAGGAGACCTGCTCGTGCGCCGCCGCATCGAGCTAGACCCCGCCTACGCCAACCGCCAAAAATTCGCCGACGCAGTACGCGTGAACTACAGGACCATCGCCGACATCGAGAAGGGGCGCCGCGACAACTACGAGGCCGCCACCATCGCCTCCGTGGAGGTCGCCTACCGGCTGGCAGGCGGCTCGATCGCCCGCACCGTCGCCGGCGGCAGCCTCGAGCCGCTGTCCGTCACGGAAAGGACCGTCGACCCGTCCGCGCAGGCCGCCCGGGCTCGCGCGGATACCTCCGACCCGGACACCGCCCCCGACGTTCTGTTCCCCGCCGACCCGGTCCGCCAGGACATGTGGCGGGTGATCACCGACCCGCGCATGCCCGCGGACGAGAAGCTCGCCGCGCTCGCCGGCCCCGCGCTGTTCCCCGGGGACCGCGCCAAGCAGGCCATCGTGGCAGCCGACATCATCAGCCGCGAGAAGCCGGCCGAGATGGCGGCGAAGATCCGGGTCCTGGACCGCATGCGCGCCGAGGCGCGGGGAAGGTCAGTGCACAGCGAACAATCAGCGTAACAGCCCGTGATCGCACCGTAATGCACATGTAAGCGGGATGAATTTCCGGTAAACCTGGACAACCCTCAACACGTCACCTATCAAGGGGAGTACCGCAAGGCACACTCCACCATGAGGCCGCCCCGGACCCCGGCGGCAATCCCGCTACCGCGCACGAGGGGACTACCTCCATGCCCTCCGATCCCGCTTCCCTCGCCGAGCACGTCGACCGCGCCGAGGTCCTGTACAGCCAGGCCGCCCGGCTGTGCGGCGCGAGTCCCCAGCCGCAGCCCGTCGAGTTCGCCGTCCTGGCCGATGCGATGAGGACCCTCGCCGACGCGCTCCGCAGCGCCATCCCGTCCGCCGAGGCGGTCGCCGAGTCCTACGCCTCCGGGTGGGACGCCTGCGAGAAGTCGATCGCCGCGCTCGCCGCCGAGGAGGACCGGACCGGGCGGCACCTGCGCGTCGCCGGCTAAGGCAGCCGGGCGATCATCGTGCCGACCCCGCCCTGGCGCGACGGCCGGTACGCGACCCCGGATGACACCACCCTCATCCCGGCATCCTCCGCCCATCCCGCCACGTCCCCGGGTGCGTGCCAGTGCAAGGGGATGCCCATCGCCGCGAACGCCTCCGTCACGGCCGGCGGGGCACCTGGGACCCCGGCCGAGGTGACCAGCCACGACCCCGGCGGCATCAGCGCGGCGTAGCCGGCGATCACCTCCGCGCACCGGTCCGCAGGCCAGAAGTGCATGCAGAGCCGCAGGTGGCAGCACCACGGCCCCGGCGAGCCCGCGATCAGCGGGTTCGCGAGCAGCTCGGCAGGCCGCGAGGCCCAGCCCTCGATCGCGTGCACCCGCGGGCTGGTAGGCCGCACCGCCTGGCGGATCAGGACCGCCTGCGGGTTCGGGTCGGCGAACACGTGCGTGCCGTGCAGCACGCGGCCCCGCGTCGTCACGTGCGGCTCCGGGTCGGCGGGCAGTCCCGCCGGGGCGTGCACCACCGTGCTGGTCCCGTGCCTGAGCGCGCGGACCGTGGCCTGCCGGTGGAACTCGCGGGCATGCCGCACCGCGGCGGCCGTGCCGGGCGCCAGCGCCTCCACCCGGGCGGCGAGGTCCCGGTCCTCCGGGTTCGCCCACCTGCTATCGGCCCAAGCGGCGTACAGACGGGAGCAGTCGCTCGGTTCCATCGGCGGAGTTTCTCCCGTCACAACACTGTTACTCATCAGTACAGCGCTGCCAGGGGACACCGACATCACGCGGTCGCCAGCAGCGCACCAGGGCGGCGGCAACCGCGCCACGCCTCGCCTGACAACGCTACTACCAGGTAATCTCTCGTGTCACAGCGGCCCCGCCCGGGGCCGGCACGCCCCGGCGCACACGCCTCAAGCCGCACGCCTCATCGGCGCCCACGACACCACGCCGTCCGCGGCCGTCCCCTTCGACCCGACCCCGGTCCGCTTGTGCACCAGCACCAGGTCCGGTCCCGGCGCGAGCCGGGCCAGCTCCACCACCGCGGTCCCGGCGATGCCGATGCACTCCCCGGCCGCCTCGACAGCGTCCTGCTCGCGCCCGGCGACACCGCTATGGCTGCCCGCATCCCACAGCCACACGACGGGATACAGGGGGTCCGCTGAATCGGTCATACGGGCAGCATGCACGCAGGCGGGGTAACGTTGTCACTGCGACGCGCTGCCCGCTCCAGCGCCGCAAAACTGGCAGCACTCACTTACGGAGCGGGCATGGACGTATTCGCCGATGTCGTGACACGCTACATAGAGGAACGCGGCGTCAGCGTCCGCACCCTGGCCAGGACGATCGGCTACAGCGACGCCTACGTGGGCAGAGTCATCCGGGGCGTCAGGCCGCGGAGTGCCGGCCTCGCCCGTCGCATCGACGACGCCCTCGATGCCGGAGGGGAGATCGCCGACGCGGTCAGCACCGGCCCGCAGCCCGCAGCGGAAGAGGTCTACGTCGTGCCGCAGGAACTCATCAACGACTTCGCCTTCCAGCTTGCCTCCCAGTACCGGACCGACCGCTACCTCGGCTCCGGCACCCTCATCCCCGTCGCGCACGCCCAGTACAAGGTGGTCAAGGGCGTCGCAGAGGCCGCGAAGGGCACCGACCGGGCCGCGCTCGAGGGCACTGCAGCCGGGTTCGCCGGCCTGCTCGGCTGGCTTTACCAGGACGCGGGCAAGATGACCGAGTCCGCGCACTGGCACGACCTCATGCTCGTCCACGCGCAGCGCTCCGGCGACGTGCAGCTGGCCGCGTTCGCCCTCCAGGCGAAGGCGTTCATGGTTTCCGACACCGGTGACGGCGCCGCGGTCTTGGACCTCACCGGCGAGGCGCTGCAAAACCGCTCTCGGCTCGCGCCGAAGGTCATGGTCCACCTGCTCCAGCAGCGGGCCCACGGGCTGTCGCTCGCCGGGGGCGACCCCGCCGAGGCGTTCCGGCTGATCGACGAGGCCGAGACGTTCATGGACGGCGCCGACGACGGGCGGCCATGGGGCACCGCGGTTAACAGCCCGCGGTTCCTTGATGTCCGGCGGGCCTCTGTCGCTACGAGGGCGGGCCTCGCCGGGGCGCTGGATATGTGGGATGACCTGCTGCCCGATGTCGCGCCGGGACGGGACCGCGGCGTTTTCATGACGCGGAAGGCGCAGGCCCTCGCGGCAGCCCGGGAGCCGGACGAGGCGGTCCGCGTGGCACGGGAGGTGATCCTGCTGGCCAGGCGCACCGGGTCAGCCCGGATGCGGCGCGAGCTCGACGTGCTGCAGGACAGGCTGGTGCCGTATCAGCGCCAGGGACGGGAACTGCGGGAGGCCGTGGCAGGGCTGCGCAAGGGACGCTAGGCGACTAGACAGCAAGAGACCCCCCGCCATCCTGGCGGGGGGTCTCTCTGCGTTCAGGCTAGGGCTGCGGATCGTGCAGGGCTCCATGATCCGACGCACCCCACTGGCGCAGGTGCGGCCACGTGTTACACCACAGGCATGCCCACGCCAGGTTGGCCGTCCCATTCGATCCGCTGAGGACGCGCGCAATGCGGTGGTCGAGCGAGCCGATACGCCGGCCGACCGGCTCCCACGGGAGAGGACGCCCGTCAGCGCCCGACGGACGCTCCTGCAAGGCCAGCGAGCCGCAATACTCGCAGCGGCCCCGGGCATTCTCCAAGACAGTCCAGATATCAGCGGCAGTGAGCTTGACGTCAACGGCCTCGAGCCGCTTGCGATTGGCGGTCTTCGCCTTACGCGCGCACCACCTCCTGCGCTCCGCCTCAGTCGTCTGCTCCAGGTAGTGCTCCCAGCTGGCGTACTCCGCCGGCATCGCACCAACCCCGGTCTCCACGAGCTTAAACTTCATCTTGCCCGTCTCCGGTCCATCACGGCAGGCGTCAGCTCATCCATGACGCTCATCCTCTCTATGTCGTGTCGCTCTGGATTCCCGAAGTCTGGACAAGTGCGGGGAAAGGATCGCCGCGACCTTGTCGGCCTGTTCCTGGGTGAGCGGCCCTAGCGCGCGGCCGGCCTCGGTGCCCGCGGCCTCGATCTCGGCGAGAGTGCGGCAGACGGTCATGGTGCCACCGTAGCTGGCTCCACGGACACCGACGCCCCGGCAGCACCGGCCCCGAGCGCCCGCACAACCTCAGCACCCACCGCCAGCGCATCCGCGCAGTCCCTCGCGTCCACGACCAGTGAGAGCACCGACTGCGCAGACGTCCACCCGGTCACCAGTCCACGCGCTGACAGGATCACCGCGGCGAGATCGGCGATCGCCTGGTCCTCCGCGGGCTCCGCATTGCTCCCGCTGCGCGTGATCGTCACATCAACCCGGTACCGGCGCCCGACCGCCGGGAGATCCGGGAACAGGTCGGAAAGCGTGATCGGCGCGTCAACGTCCATGACCGCACGGTACGGCGGGGCACTGACATTCCGACAGCACCGTCACTCCGTGTCGGGCTGCGTCTTCCGCGAGGGGTCGTCGCCGAGCTCCCTGTCGATGAATTCCAGGATCGCGCGCCGCACGATCGACGCGAGCGGAACCTCGTACCTTTGCCGCCGCCGGATCGTCTCCAGGTCTTCGCGCATGGGCTCGTCGAGGCGCAAGTTGTACCCCTTCATCGGCGGCATGCGGGAACCTTACAGAAGCCCGCAGTAACCCTCATCGGCGGGTTACGCAGCGTATCACGATGCACCACGCCGCACCACGGCGTAGTGCGAACGTGGCGACAATCCGTGATGTTGTGACTACGCCTGGAAGACCGCCCCCAAACGCCGCGCCCCCCGGAAGACCGTCATCTTCCGGGGGGCGCGGCTTTACTGGCGTTCTGGTGCCTCGCGGCGCGGCGGGGCATTGACATTCAGCGCAAGGCGCTCCGTCCGTAGCCGTCGATCCACGACCGGGCAAAGTCGCAGACGCCGTCCGCGTGGTCGTGGGCGTCCTCGCGCACCCGGCCGCCATGCAGTTGCCCGCACGGCGCATAGTCGGCGCGCTGCCGCTCGTCCATCAGCGCCCAGTCCTCGCGGCACGGCATCGTCCGCCGCCGCCCCGGCCGCCAGAACAGGACGAGGCAGCCGAGCGGGGGCAGCACCAGGGCGGCGGAGTCGTTGCACCACTCATCGCCGCCGCGGAAAGCCCTCGGCCGCCACCAGTCGGTCACCGACCAAGGGAACCACCACATGAAGCGGCGCCGGTAGATGCCGTCGCGGCGGAAGGTCAGGCTCATAACCGCAGTGTCCCACTACCGGGCGGCAGCCGCGGCGTCCGCGAACTCGGTCAGCGCCCCGGCGATCTCCCGCGCCTTGGCCTCGTCCAGCACCACCTCAGCCCAGCAGTGCGGCTCACCGCGCACGAGAACCTGCCACGCCCCGGCGAGGCGCTGACGGAGCCGTGCGCGCCAATCGCCCTCAAGCATGATGCAACCCTCCGCTGATACGCTCGACCTCTTCCGTCACCTCTCCTGCCCCCGCCTGTAAGACGTCTACCTTGCCGCTGAACCGCTGTCGTGCCGCTTGCCGTGATACCCCGATGGCGAGCCCGATCCGCGTCCACGACCTGCCGTGCGCCCTTGCTATGGCCACGCGCTCCGTCAGCCTCGCCTCGGCAGTGCTCACCGCATCCGCCGCGGCGGCGATGTCACGCAGGTCTGAAATGTCTGTGCGTACGGCTGATTCGGGGTCGAAGTCCTCGAACGCCTTGGCTGCCTTCTCGATGTCTTCGTCGGTCCATGGCATGTGATCACCACCTCTAAGAGGTATTTGTTGAAGCGAGGCCGAAGCCGCATTGCGTGGATGATGACGGGATCGTCGCTGTCCGGTCCCAGGATGCCGATTTCAAGAAGGGCGCCGTTCCTGGCGGGGCCGATCAGCATCAGGAGATGGCCGTGCTCGAACCCCGGATTGACCGCGTTGCGGATGGCGTGCCAGATGTCTTCGGCCGTGACGCCGTGCTTGAGTGCTGAGGTATGTAAGCGCATGTTGACAAGATAAGTTGTCGGCAAGGAGCGAGTCAAGCCGTGAGCCGATGGAGCAGGACGCCATGGGGCAACCATTGACCCTAGGCCGCGGACTCGACCGGACATCCGCAGGCGCAATCGCTCTCCCAGCGCCAGCAGTCCCGGCACACCGCCTCGACGTTGGCCATGAACGTGTCCAGGTACGGCGCGTCGCCGAGGATCTTGGTCATGTAGGCGACGAGGTCGCGGACCGGCTTTTCGGGGTTGGCGTAGGTGTAGTACAAGCCGAGCACCTCGCCGTCACTCAGCCCGTCGGCGTCGTCCTGGCTGCAGGAGTCGGCGACAGCCTGACGGACTTCCGCGATGACTTGATCGACTGTCCGTGTCGCGCTCGCGCCGGAGGCGTGAGCCCGCCGGGAGGCCCGTCCTTGGACCATCTTTTGCGTATTAGGGGTGTGCGTCTTTAGCTCTTTATCTGACGGGCTGCCGTCTGACGACTCCCCGAAGTACGGGTTGCCGTCACTCGGCGCCTCGGTCTCATCATTGGCGAGCGGGGCGTCACTGATGACCTGTTCCCAGTTCCAGTGGCCGCGGGCATCCTGCTTGCGGGTTCGTCGCATGTAACCGCACTCCATCAGTTCGTGCAGTGCGGTCCGGATAGCCTCGCGTCCCTCCGGAACCTGAGTCTCAAGCCACTGCGCGGTGAACTGCTTGTCCGGTGGCAGGGACAGGACGAACACCAGGACGCCGCGCGCCCGGAGGCTGAGACGCCGGTCCTGTGCGGCGGCGTTGGCGATCTGGACGAACTTGCCTTCGGCGGCGCGAACGCTTCGGATAGCAGTCACGGGCACTCCGTTTCATTCGGATGAGATGCCCGTGGGAGGGATTCTCCGCGTGGCTCCCTTGCAGGAACCGGATTGCGGGTTACCATTAACGCACTGGGAAGCGCGTTGGTCCCTCGGGCCTTCGATCTTGCGAATCGCCCGGCGCTGTGGGAGGCGCCGGGCTTTTCGTTTGTCAAGACCGAATCTACCGGGAGATGACCCGAATGCCCGTTCGGCGCGCCGACTACCGCGGCAGGTCGAACTCGCCGTTCTTGGCGCCCCCCAGGAAGGCGGCCCACTCGTCCGGCGTGAAGGCGAGCACGGGCCCGCGGCCCTTGTCCTTGGAGTCCCGCACGCCGATAGCGTCACCGGTTATCGCGACCTCGACGCAGGTCTTGTCCGAGCAGCTGCCCGCCGTACGGAACGGGACGCCTTCCAGCGCTGCTTCCAGTGCCTCGCGGTTCATACCGCCTCCTTCATTCCCAGTGATGTGAGATAGTCCGCCAGCGGGACGGAATGCCGCATGGCGAGGTCGCGTATGCGCCGGTAGTGCCTGATCGTGTGCGAGTCCGAGGCAAGCTCCGCGCCTGTGAAGTCCCCGTCCTCGTCGTAGTCCATGAGCACCACTGCGCGATCATCGAACAGCCAGTAGTCGCGGCTCGGCAGCGACACGGCCGGATGGCGGTAGGGCGGCAGGATCCGCACGTCCTCCCCGGCATCCACGTTCGCCGGGTAGGCACAGGTGAGCTCGAATTGCAGGTAGTCACTCAGGGGTTCGTCGACGACATGGACCCGCGCCATCTGCTTCCCGTCGCTCAGCGAGGAGCGGACGAACTCCTGCCACGGTCCCCGCCAGGCCGGGTCCTGCGGCTCGCCGGCGAGGAACCGCCGGAACGGCTCGGCCTCGTTCGCGGCGACGTACTGGTCCAGCAGCTCAAGCCGGAACGCCGACCGCTGGAACAGCGAGTCGAAGACCGCTCCGAACTCTTCTGGTGTTAGGTGCGCCATGGTTTGTGCTCTCAGTTCGCTCAGTTCGGCTTTTCAACGCTAACGCGCGGAGAGCGCCCAGGGAAGACATCGGTAAGACTAGTCGCACATCCTCGCTATCTGTCTGCGACTACGGCGACTAGCATCTACGGGGTAACCAGGATCTATCCACGTGCGAGGTGTTCCCGCTGATGATGCCGAGACAGCATCCGAGTGCCGACCGCCGCCGTCTCGCCGCGGCGCTTAAGGAACTGCGGGAAGACACTGGCATGTCTGCTGAGAGGTTCGGGGAGCCGCACGGCTGGTCTCAGGGCAAGGTCTCCAAGATCGAGAACGGCCGGACGGTCCCTTCCCGCGATGACGTCGAGACGTGGGCATCGACCGCAGGCCATCCTGAGCAAGGCCCGGCTCTCATCGCACTGCGCGACGCGGTAGCCACCCAGACGCGAGGCTATGCGGGACGCCGGGGAGCCACGCTCGCGGCCCGAGCAGAGGAGGCCGGCGTTGCAGAGTCGCTGGCGACGGTGACCCGGGTCTTCCAGCCGGCAATGGTCCCCGGCCTGCTCCAGACCGCGGAATACGCCCGGAACGTTCTCGAGATGATCGGCCGCCCCGAGGAAGAGATTGCACCCGCCGTCAACGCCCGCATGCAGCGCCAGGACGCCCTGTACCGGCCCGGCCGCCACTGGGAGTTCATGCTCACCGAGGGCGCGCTGCGCTGGCGGCCGGGCTCACGGCAGATGATGAGCGCCCAGTACGACCGGCTTCTGAGGGTGGCCGGCGTCGAAAGCGTCGAGCTCCGGGTCCTGCCGTTCGCACTCCAGGCGCCCACGTTCTACGACAACCCCTTCACCATCTATGAGATCCCCGACGACCCAGCAGTCCTCGTCGAGGGCACGCCCCTAGAGCAGTTCTGCCGCGACGAAAGCGACATCGAGGAATGCCGGACCTCGTTCGCGCGAGGCTGGGATGCCGCCCTCGCCGACGATGACGCCCTGCGCATGATCGCCAGCCTTCAGCGCGAGCTCGACGGGGACTGACGCCACTCCCTCGCTGGCCAGCCGCCTCCCGGATCGCCGGGCGGCGGCTTTTTTAATGCCCGGAGTTAGTCGCATGTCAGTCTTGACTAGAAGACTAGGCGCGACTAGTCTCCAGATTATGCAGAACGCTGGGAGCGCCCAGAGCACCAGGGGAGTACAGGTGCCGACGGGGCGTGAGCGAAGGTTCATGCGCGTTCGAGAAGTCGCGCGCGCTCTTGACGTGAGCGAGATGACCATCCGGCGCGCTTACGCGGCAGGAGTCATCCCCGGCATCACGTTCGGGACCTCCTGCCGCATCCTGCGCGCATTCGTCGTGAGCCTGATCGCGGCTGTCGAAGCAGGCCAGCAGATCGAGGTCGAAGAGTTCGGCCGCCAGTGGACGGCCCAGAACGCGACGCCTGAGGCGGTGGCGTAGATGGCCGCCGCCTTTTCTGCAACCCCCCCTGGAGACGCTTCATGCGCGCTGACCAGCCAGACCCGGAGGACTGCGTCCTCTGCAACGTCCGGGGTGCCGGCTGCCCGTTCCACGGGTCCGGCCGCTGACCCGGAAAACGATCGAGGGTCCTGCGACGCAACCGCAGGACCCTCGCTGCTCTCAACCCCGCTAGGAATGGAGAACGTTCATGCGCAAGCTATCACGCCTGCCACTCCTGCGCCCCCTGACTCGCCGGCGCGTCGTCCGGACGCTGACCGCCGAGTCGATCGAGGCGATCCGCACGGAAAGCTTCATGGATGGCTACCGGACCCGCGACGCCGAGCTGGCGGCCAGCGCCGGAGTGTCGTCGTGACACCCGCCGACTTCCGCCTCGCCGACTTCCTCGGCTGCCTCGCCGCGTCGATCCACGAGACGCGGATGGGACGCCCGGCCCGCGCCGAGGCCCAGTGGCTTGAGGCGCAGCTCCCCGCGTCGGACCTGTTCCGCCCCGGCACCGACGCATCGGACGCGGCAGGCGTGCTGATCGCCGCCGTCCGCGCCGACGGCAACGGCGACCCGGCCGCCGCGAACAAGCTGCACAACGCGCTGGACGTCGCAGGAGAGGCCGCCGCCATGGCGGCGAGGAACCGTACAGCGTTCCTGCGGGACGCGCTCGGCGACGCATACGAGGCCGTCGTGTCGCTGCCGGAGGACTGGCGCGACGCGATCTGCACCCTGCTCGCCCCCGTCGCCGTCGCCGCCGTGGGGGTGCTGCCGGCATGATCACCCTCATCGCCACCAAGCAGGACATGTCCCGCTGGACCCGCGCCCACGAGAACACGCCCGGCATCAACTGGTCCGTCCAGGCCGGGGACGGCGGAACGCTGATCATCGTCGAGCACGAGGACCGCTCCTTCCCGACCGGGACCAGCGTCCCGGCCGCGCCTACGGCGGTGGCGGCGTGAAGAACCGCACCGCCTCCCAGTTCAGCCTCGGCGCCCTCGGCCCGCTGCTGGACATGGAGACGCCGAAGAACTGGCAGGACCTCGCCGCGTGCCAGTACACCGATCCCGAGGTCTTCTTCCCGGTGAAGGGCGGCACCTCGGCACCGGCCAAGCGCATCTGCGCTGCCTGCGCGGTCCGCATGGAGTGCCTGGAATTCGCCCTGGACAACGATGAGCGCTTCGGGGTCTTTGGCGGCACGTCCGAGGCGCAGCGCCGCCGCATCCTCCGCGACCGGGCCCGCTCGGCGCAACCCGGACCCCAGCGCATGTGCCGCAGGAACCTGCACGTCATGGACGCGGCGAACACGAACGAAAGCGGGAAGTGCCGCGCATGCGGCGGCCAGTCCGCAGCCCAGGTCCCGGACAACGGCACCCCGTGCGACCGCACGGAAGCGGCGCAAGTCGCGTAACGGAAGGAACCCTTGTGAAAACCTTTATCGGCGCCGCCTTCATAGTGGTCGACGTCATCGTGGTGAAGGCGCTGATGATCGCCAGCCACGCCCCGCACGCCGGCAACAAGGTGGCGGAAGGCGCCATTATCCTCTTCGTCGCCAACGTGGTGGCCTTCTGGCTGCTCGGCAAGCTGAAGAAGTCCGCAACTCCGTTCGGGGGGTCGCGGTGAAGGCGACCGCCCCGCCGGAGCGCGCGAACTGGTCGCCCGTGGCCGCCGCGTTCGCGTCGATGCTGGCCTTCATCCTGCTGGTCTCCCTGGCGATCGGCTTCGGCGTCGCCCGGAACTGGACTGGCGTCGCCGCCGTGATCGGCGCGTTCGTGCTGCTGGTCAGTGTCGGCCTGGTCGTCGAGCGCATCTGCCAGCGCCGCGTAAGGGGGCAGAGGTGACACCGGAACTCGTGCTCGCCGCCGCGCACACCGCGGCGAAGCACCAGACGAACACCCCCGGGTGGATCCTCCTCATCGTTCTCATCGCCATCGGCGTGTGGGCGCTTGGCCGCTGGCTGAGGAGCTGACCGCTGATGCGCAGGTACCGCTATCGCCACCCCTACCGCCTGCACCGCGGCGGTGTTAACCCGCGCACGATTGCGGTCGCGGCGGGTGCTGTAGCGGTACTGGCCTGGATGCAAGCGCACCCGGGCACCGGGCACGCGGGCGAGTCGGCGGCCGGGATCGGCGGCAGGCACGCCACAAAGCCGCATCCGGCCTCCCCGTCGCGGGCAGCCCGGATCGCGGTCGCCTACGCCGAATCCAAGGTCGGCCGCGTCCCGTACGTGTGGGGCGGTGTCACCAACGGGGGGATGGACTGCTCAGGCCTGACGTGGAACGCGTGGGGCGACGCCGGGGTGCACATCGCCCGCACCTCCCAGGACCAGTGGGCGACCGAGCACCGGGTCTCCAGCCCCGCAGCCGGGGACCTGGTGTTCTTCCCCGGCGTCGACGGAACTCCCTCGGCACCGGGGCACGTGGGGATCGTCACCGACCCGGCGAGGCACCGGATGGTCGATGCCTACGGGGCTGGCACGCTCGTCCGTTACGACACGTACGGCTCGGACGCTTCGGCACCGGGGCTGTCCGCGGTCGTCGGCTTCACCGACCCGGCAGGAGGCGCGTGATGGGCACCCGTGCCGCGCTGGCCTGCGGGACCGTGCTGTCGTTCGCGGTCACCTGCGCATGGTCGTGGACGGCGGACGCGCTCGCGGGCCCGATTCCCGCGCCGCGCCTCGGCGCCGGCCTGCGTGCCGATTACGCACGGCTCGCCGACTCTGCCGCAGGCGGCCCGGGGATCGCGCTGTTCGCCGTCGTTGCCGCGATCTACGCGCTGTGCCTGTTCGTCTCCGGACTGCGGCGGATCCGCCGGGAGCAGGCCGCGAAGGAGCGAATGGCGGGTGATGAGCGGTGAGGCGCTACACGACCCATTCCCGCTACGGGCGGCACGGCTCGAACAGGGACATGATCGTCGGTGTGGCGATCGGCCTCGTTGCGCTGGCCGGCGGCACGAAAACCGCGGTGACGGTGACTCATCACCACGCCTCTGCCCCTCACGTCGCCGCGGTCACCAGTGGCAGCGAGCGCGCGTTCATCCGCGCCACCCTCGCCGACCTCGGCGCCCCGGCCACGTCCGCGAACATCTACTCGCTCGCCGCGTGGTTCCCGCACGAGTACCCGAGCTGGCCGCCGTGGGCCGCCAACAACCCCATGTCATCCACTTTGCGGATGCCCGGCTCGACCACCTACAACTCCATCGGCGTCCAGAACTATCCGACAGCCTCCGAGGGCGCGCATGCGACTGCGCTGACCCTCGCGAACGGCTACTACCCCCTGATCGTCGCCGCCCTGCGCTCCGGCCGGGGCCTGTGCGGCAACCCCAACCTCGCCGCCGAGTTCCTCGTGTGGTCCGGCGGCGGCTACAGAGGAGCGTGCTAACCCATGTCAACCACTTCGCAGGACAGGATCCCAGAGCTGCGGGTGCGCCCCGGGGTCAGCAAGGCGGTCGTCTGGTCCGGGGTCGCGCTCGGCACGACCCTGGCGATCCTGGCCATGATGCACGGGGCGCGGCTGCACCTCGGCGGAATGCCCGCCCTCCCCGGCGCCGTCTTCGGCGTGCTTGTCGAGTGGGCGCTGTTCGTGGCCACGGCGATCCTGGCGGCCGAGATGACCCGCCGCCATCACAAGACGGCGGCCCGGTACGCGGCACAGCAGGGGAGCCGCGGCGCGTCCGCCGGAGGCCAGGCCCTCCGCAGGCACGCGCTCATGTTCCTCGACAAGTCAGCCGACTGGGCCGCCCCGCGGTGGCATGCCCGGACAGGCAGCACCCGCACGCCGGATGAGATCACGCAGCCGATTCCCTCGGCAGCACCCGCAAGCCCCTCCGCAGACAGCGCGGAGGTCAATCCAACCGAAGGAGAAAACATGACGACACCGACACGCGGCCTTGTCAGCCGCATCAGCCCTGACCGGCGGGCGCAGCGCACCGCATCCCGCAGCGGCGCCGTCATCCCGGCGGAGTGGGGCCATGTGGTCACGCAGACCGCCGACTTCGACCCCGAAGACGACGGGCACCTGCTCGACTGGATGGGCGGGCAGGTCGCCGGCGTAGCCGCCTACGGGGAGGCGCTCGTCGAGGTGTACGAGGGCCTCACCCGCGACAAGGGGGCCGACCCCAAGGCCGCCGCCGCGATCCACGATGTCGCCGACGCCATCGCCCACGCCGCGGAGATGATGGCCGCCGCCAAGGCGAAGTTCTCCGAGCACTACGAACTGCCTCGCGAGTACGCCGCCAACGGCGGGCTCATGACCCACGACGGCCGGTGGGTCACCGGCGAAGGCGACTAGCCCTCACCTACCGTTCCCGCCGCCGGGCACGCGCCCGGCGGCGGGGACCTGACCAGAAGCAGGAAGGAAGTTCAGTGGCCATACAGGCGCCGGAGCGATGGGCACCGGAGCGGCCGTGCCAGATCCCCGGGCACCCCCACGACGACGTCGGAGATGACGAGCGTCTGCTGCTCACCATGTCGCCGTGGCAGAGGTTCCGGTCATGGATCATGGCCGCGCCCGCTGAGCGGCTGCCCCTGCCCGCGTTCGTGACTGCGTGGCCCGCCACGGAGATCATGCACGCAGCCGGCGTCCCCGGCACGGTCCCCGCCTGCGCGACATGCGCCGCTACCGCCGCAGCGTGGCTGACCTGGTTCCGGCACCGGAAGGCATCCCCGCACCCGCGGCTCGCCCCCCTCGAGGCCGCAGGCGTCGCCGCCGCTGCCGGCGGATGGATCACCGCCGCCGACATGTGGGGCCCGCTCGGCTGGCCCGCCCACCTGCTCACCGGGATCTACCTTGCCGGGTCCGCCGGCGGGTACGCGTGGCTGCGCCGCCATGAGGCTGTCCTCGCCGCCCGCAAGCGCCGTGAAGACGCCGCTGCCGAGATCGCCGACAGGCGCCACTGGCATGGGGTGCTCCACCGGGCCGGCCTTGGCGGCTGGCACGTGCAGTGGCGCCGCGACACCAACCTCGGCGAGGAGCGGCTGATCACCACCAGCCCGGAGAACGCGTCCGCCAAGCAGATCGCCGCGAACAGCAGCAGGATCGCGGAGAAGCTCGAGCACATCCTCGGCCTGCCCTACAACCGGATCGACATCAGCACGACCGGCCAGCCGGGCCAGCTGATCATCGGTATCCGCACCGTGGACGTTTCGTCGCGGAGCGCCGCCTACCACCCGATGACGATGCCGTGGCCCGAGAGCAGCCCGTCCCCGTTCGCGGACTGGTTCCCGGAGACCGCCAGTATCCGCGACCCGGCCGTGTGGGGATTCTGCCCCGAGGACAGTTCCCCCCTGGCCGCCCAGCTGCTGAGCGACATCGGCGGCCGGGCCATCGGCGTGTTCGGCATGACCGGCTCCGGCAAGTCGTCCCTGCTGAACAACCTCCGCGAGTTCGTCACCCGATGCCCCGACGCCCGCATGGTGCAGCTGAACGGCGCGCACATGGGCGACGAGTTGTCCTGGGAGCCGCTGTCCGCGCTGACGCGATGCGGCCCGGTCGCCACCAACGAGAACGTCCGCAACGACATCGCCGAGATCCTGGAAGCGCTGCGCCTGCTCGTCACGAACCGGTCAGAGACCCTCGAGAAGACCGGGCATTCCACGTTCCAGCCCACGGAGAAAGATCCGGCCGTCGTCATCTTCATCGACGAGGTCGACGAGATCGTCAAGTACGTCCCCGGGGCCGGAGATGCGCTGGATTTCCTCGCCGGCAAGCAGCGGAAATCGGCGGTTGCCCTGGTTCTCGCGACTCAGCGTGCCGTGATCAAGGCGATCGGCGGCGGTGCCGTGCGGGCGAACCTGAGCGAGGCCCTCGTCGGCAAGGTCGCTCGCGGCTCTGAATCCCGCCACGCGACCGGGGCGGAGAGCGAGCTGCCGGACATCCGCGAGTACAGCGGCGGGGCGCCCGGCTATTTCCAGACGTTTGACCCGCACTCAAACACCGTCACCGGACGGGGCCGGGCGTTCCTCCTCGGCGTGCCACCCGAGGAACTGGCCTACGTCAAGCGCCTCGTCGCGGCCCGCAGGCACCTGCGGGACTGGGGCATCCCCGACATGCCGGAGATGGACCTGGACGGCGGCGAGGCGGTTGCTGAAGCCGCCGCGGGCGAGACGACGCGGGAAGTCGCCGGCCTGCGCGAACGGCTCGCCGCCGCCCGCGACAACGCCGCGGCACAGCCCGCGCCTGCAGCGGCCGCCAAGACGCAGCCGCCCGCGCAGGCTCCGACCTTCATCCCGGGGGTTCCGCAGCCTGTCGTACAGATGATGCTTCGGATGCTCGCCGCCCCGGACGGGGTGACCGCGGCGGCCTTCGGCGATGCCATCGGCAAGTCGAAGACCACGGCGTACGGGTACCTGAAATCAGCGGAAGACCGCGGAGTCGCCGTTCGCGACGGCAACTCGGTAGCGAGTCGTTACCGGCTCGCGACCCGTCGGCAGCCGGAATCCGTCCGGGATCAGTCCGAGACGATGGAACCGGCCCAGACCCGGCCCGAGGGATACGTGACGCTGGAAGACCTCGCCGAAGAGGTACGCGACGGCCGGGTGGATGTCGATGACGAGGCCCGCGCCGTATTGATGCAGGCGCTTCAACTCCGCGACCAGGCACCCGCGCGCCCGCATCTGACGGTCGTGCCGGACCCGGACCCGGAACCGGAAAGTGACGCACTGTGACCATGGAAGCGCGGTTGAGGAGGGGACGCGTACGCGACCCCCGGATTGAGTTCGGAAAGGCGTTCGGTTGTCTTGCTGAGCAGGGGTTTTGAACGGAAACGGAACGACAGTCGAATGGAAAACCGAACGGAAAACCAGTCATGACCGCTTACGAAGAGTCACCGTATGAGCGCGCCGAGACGCCAGATGAGGCCACGCGTGGCGATGCCCTGATGATTCCGCTGTCGCGCATGCTCACCGGCAGGCCTCACCCCCCTGTCGTCTACTTCGCCCGCATCGGCAACATCGTCAAGATCGGCACGACCACCAACCTCACGTCGCGCATGCGGTCGATGTATGTGTCGCTTGAAAACGTGCTGGCCGTGGTGCCTGGCGGCAGGGAAGAGGAGAGCGCCTACCACAAGCGCTTCAAGGCGAGCCGGGTCGAAGACACCCACGGGCGCGAGTTGTTCCACCTTGATCCGCAGTTGCGGCGCTTCCTGCGCCTCGGCCCAGAAAATCCCCAGGCGGACACGCTCAGGACGAAGGCCCGGCAGATGGGGAGGCGTCGCCCTGGCGCCCCCCAACGCAAGCAGTTTCTTCCCGTGGACGTGGCAATCCCGGTAGGGCCGTTCGCCGCCAACGATGCGCCCCCGGTGATGCGCGAGGTGCCCTCATATGTCATGGAGGTGCTGTGGCGGCTGCTCGCCAAGCCGGAAGGCACCACTGCGACCTATGTCGCCGCCGCCATCGGCACGTCCAAGACCGTCGCGTGGGAGTACCTGACCACACTCCGCGACCAGAACATGGCAACACTGACCGGTGGCGGCCGAGGGGCGCGGTGGAGACGCACGAAGCCACCCGAGGAGCAAGCATCATGAGCAGTTACGAGGACACGCTGTACTCGCGCGCCGAGCTGCTGGATGAGACCAGCGACCTCGCCGCGGAAGCGACGGAAGTGCTTGACGGTGCGGCCGCGACGGGCGTCGACCCGGCCGCCGTCACCAGCCTGCGAGCAGCCGTCCGGGCGCTCGACCCCGCAGGCGGCACCCCCTCCTACCAGGAGCACCCCGGCGACAGCTACCACTCCGACATCGAGTTCCTCGAGGCCATCGTCGATGCCGAGGACCAGGTCCGCGAGCGGCTCCGCGACGCGGACAAGCTCCGGGGCGAGGCCGCCGAGGCGATGGACAAGGCCCAGGATGACCTGGGACGATCCCGCCGCGACCTGCAGAACGCCCAGATGGCCCTCGCCGCCGCGATGGCGCTCCCCACCAAGGATCCCTGCAACGGCTGCCACTCCGCCAAGGCCGCCGCGATCATGCAGGCCGAACAGGAAGTCGCCGACGCCGAGCAGGCCATCGCGGATGCCGAGCGGCGCATCAGCACCCTCGGCGGCGCCCTGGAGATCCTCGACGAGCTCACCCGCAGGCTCACCGCCGCCATGAAGGCGCTCCGCCGGGTGCCCGCCGACCTGGGCGAGACCTACGAGCTGGTTGCCGAGTTCATCCGCCGCGGCGGGAAATTGACCCACGACGGCCGCTTCATCACCGGCGAAGGCGACATGCCAGTCGGCGGCCGCCGCCCAAAAGGCCAGGGGCGGCTGTGGAACGCCCGAAACGATCACCATGACAGGAGCAGCATGAACGGCACGCCGCCGGTCAACGGCACGCAACTGCGCTTCGGGAAACTGCCCATGGTGTGGCTTCCCGAGTCGCCCGCGCCCGCATCACAGTGGCCGCAGCAGGAAGCGCCGGCCGGACTGCCGGCGGAGGCGGAAAGCCCGGCAGAGCCGAAGCGGCGCTCGTTCACCCTCAGCCGCGGCCAGAAGACGCTCGCCGTCGCGATCCTCGTCCTGGCGCTCGCCGTCACCCCCGTGTTTTTCCTCGTCATGTTCCTGACCGTGAACGGGATGCTCGGCCCGTACTTCGACGGCTGGGCGTGGACGGTGCCGGTCGCGACCGAGACGACGTTCCTGCTGCTGTTCCTGCTGGCCGTCTTCATGGAGTGGGTGCGCAAGCCAAAGAAGCTGCTGTGGGTCGCCCCGCTCCCGTTCGGCGCCATGTCCGTGTTCCTGAACGTGTGGGCCTCGCACGACAGCGTCCCCGGCATGATGGGCCACCTCGCGGTGACCCTCGCGTTCTTCATCCCGGTGATGTTCGCGAAGTCCGCTGTCCGGTCCCTTCTCGTCACCGACGAGGAGCGGGCCCGCACCGTCGCGCTGGCCGACGCGCAGGCCCATGCCCGCGACATGCTCCGCTCCGGGCTCGGCATCCGGTGGCGGGCGAAGGCCCCGATGATGCTGCGCCGCCAGCTTCGCTCCGGACGCCTCCCGGCGCGGGTCCTCGAGGCCGTCAACACCGGCCAAGCGACCGCATGGGAGGACGCCGTGGAGACGTGGATCGCCGCCGCCGTGACCCTCCCGGAGCGCACCCGCGCGGTACTCGACGCGGCCCGCGCAGAGGCCTCCCGGAGCATGCCCGCAAGCACGCCGGAGACGCCCGCCGAGCCTGCCCCGGAGCCCGTCCCCGAGCCCGCTCCGGACACGCCCGCAGCCGTGCCTGAAGCACGCCCCCGGGCAAGCGCGAAGCGTGTCTCCAAGCCTGCCCTGAAGCTCACCGCAGCACGGTCCCGGAGCATGTCCCCGGCCGAGCTCGCCGCGAACGTCGAGGCCATGCTCGACGCCAACGGCGGGACCGTGTCCGTGAACAAGATCAAGGCCGACCTGAGCGTCGGCACGGACAAGGCCAAGACGGCACTGGAGATCGCCCAGCGGAACCGGGCGCGCGTCATCCCGATAGGGGAGCGGCGGCAGGCGTAGCCCGTCCGCGAGACTCCTGGCAAGCCGGGCCGGACACCCAGCCAGTACTCCCGAAGGAGAGCACCCACATTATGTTCAACGCGCTTGTCATCGTGGCCATCGGCTTGTTCGTCGCGGTCTACGGCGCCGACCTCATCGCACCTGGCAACAGCGCGGTCCAGGTCGCGATCTTCGTCGTGTTCAACGTCGGCGCCTACCTGGTCGTGCGTCGCCGCGACGCCTAGTCCTGACGGCCCCGAGGGCGCACGGCATCCGCGAGGGGACCGCGCGCCCGGCCGGGCACTCAGGCCGCCCGCCAACATCGTCGACAGCAACAACACCACGGAGGAGTAACCGATCATGACCGACACCACCCAAGAGGCCACCCCGTCGGCTGACACCCGGGAGGGTGGCTACGCCTACCACTGGATCATCACCCTCCAGTACCGCAACAAGCACGGGCTGGCGGCAGCAACCCAAGACGGCACCCTCGGTACCACCTACACCACGCGGGGCGACGCGCTCAAGGCCGTAATTGGCAGCGTGAAAAAGGCGCTCAGGATCGCCGCAGACGCCCAAGTCGTCATCCTGTTCTTCGCCCTGGAGCCGAACCGGTTGCCCGCTCCGGTTCAGGTCGCGTCCAGCGACGGCGACTAAGCCCCGCGCCTGCGACCGGAAGGTCGCCTGCAAGACCCCGCTTTCGCGTTTAGGGCACCGACATCGTTTCCCCGTCTCGTTCGCATCATCCGCCCCGGTGCCCGATGATGATGCCATGTCCCCTCGTGTCCCTTTCCCGTCCGGGTCTGACGGCGACCGCCCGTGTTCACAGGGAACCTGGTGCGCCTCCGCCATGACGAGCATCGAAGGCGAGCGCATCCCCGCCTACGGCCCGCGCGCCTTTTGCCCGGCCGACCGCGGCCGGATCGAGACGGCGCTCGCCGAACTGCCCGGGCAGTACGTGCACCTCGCCGCCGAGCTCGGCCAGCCCGCGCAGGGCAGCAGTACGACCAGGTCGCCGTTCGGCCCGAAGATCCCGCTCCGCACCGGCATAGACGCCCTCATGCGGCTGTACAGCGAGGTGCTCACCTCGTGGCATGAGCGAGTCGCCGTGATCGCCCGGCTCACGCCGCCGCCGGATCACGTCCGCCCCGGCGTCGCCATCGCCCGCGCCGTCGACGTCCTCACGCCCCGCCTCGATGCCCTGCTCGCGCTGGAGCCGGAGCCGATGCGCCGCGCCGTCTCCCACCGGGAGCTGGAACTCCTCGGCGACGTCGACGGGATCGTCCGCCCCGGCTACGCCGCGATCACCCCCGACCTCGACGGCGGAGACGCGGGCCTGGAGATCCTCGCCCTGCACCGCCGGTCCCGCGCGGTACTGGGGGAGACGCGCGAACGGCCCGTCGAGCTGCTCGGCGTGCCGTGCCGCGTCGAGGACTGCGACATGCTCGCGCTGCGCCGCGCCGAACTGCCGTCCGATCCGGACGAGGACCCGCCGTGGTCGGTATGCGAATTTTGCGGAGATGTGATGAGCGAGGAGGAGTACCGCGAGTGGACGAAGCGGTACGCGAGGTGGGCGCGAGGACAGGAGGCGTCGTGAGACTTCCCGGGCAGTTCCGCCCCCGCCATACCTGCGAATGCCGCGACTGCGGCTCTCAGGGCAGCACGAGGCGCTGGCGCAAGCGGGTTGAACAGCGCGAGGTGCTCACCGAGATTCAGGAAGCCATGTCCGAGCTCGGCCCCGACGCCGCGACACGCGCGGACATCGTCGCCAAGTGTGCTTGCTCGCAGGCCGAAATGCTGTAACGTGGAGTCACCTGGAACAGTTGTCCCCTGGGAGCCTTGCGCACCCAGGGGATTTCGCGTATTTAGGGCGGTGGCCATGTTCATCACCCGCGCGGATGGTTTCATCACCACCGAGCAGGCCGCCGAAATGGTCGGCAAGAAGCCCGGGACGATCCGTCAGTGGAAGTTCCGCGGCCATCTCGCCCCGGTCGGCCTGGACGAGCAGGGCAAGCCGCTCTACCGTCCCGCCGACGTGGGCCGCGCCGAGAAGACAGTCCGCGACAACGCCCTCCGCACTAACGGCACAGACCCTAGGCAGATGCGCGCGACGCTTCCCGAGGCGGCTTAGATCATGCCTTCGGAAATGGTAGACTGAACTGGGATTTCACCCATTCACCTGCCGCTTTCTCCCGATCGGTCGTCTCGTGCTGCATGCCCTCGCCATTGCTTCCGTCCTGCTCGCCGGCCCCGGCTGGCTCGGCATCGCCCTCGCCATCCGCGACGCCGCTGCCCGCGACGCTGAGCAGGCCATCCCTGAGCGCGATACGGCACGCGACATGAGGCTCGCAGCCTGACCGGGAGGTGTCCGTGACCGCTGCGCCCGCGCGCAAGCACCCGCGCACGGTCCTCGCCATCACAGCCGCAGCCTGGACCCTCCTGTGGGTGACGCTCGGCTCCCTGTCCGACTGGGGCGCCTACTGGATCACATGGAGCGCGGCCGGCTTCTTGATCCCCGAGCTGTACGGCCTCGCGACCAACACCGCGGACACCCTGTCCCGCAACACGTGGGCGCTTGAGCACCTGGACTTCGGGCATCCGCTGGACTTCGCCGAGTGGACGCCGCTGCACTATGCGATCGCGGTAGTCGTGTGGCTGCTGTTCCTGTGGCTGAGCGTACATATCCCGTTCGGCTGGCTGCGTTAGACTCGCCGCGTGACCGCCGAACTCGCCACCTGCGACGGCTCGCCGCCACCGCAGGGCCTTCCGCGCGGCGAGTGCATCATGACGAGCCTCGATGACGGAACGATCCGCATCGACCACGCCGACCCGCGCATCCTCATCAGCGCCGAGGTGCTCGACGCCATCGTCGACGAGCGGCCGCCGCAAGCATCGCTTGACCTAGCCGGATGCACGACCTACGACGGCGCGGTACTGCGAATACACGGCGTCAACCGGACCATGGTCTACCGGATCACCGAATACGTCCCGTCCGTCCGCGGCTACATCGCCGAATGGCCGGACTGAAGGAGCCAGCCCGTGCACGCTGACGGCCCGTACGAATACGACGTGGCCGACACCGGCAGGCTCACCAGCGACGAACGCAAGGCCCTGCTGAACCGCTTCGCCGCCGAAGGCTGGCAGCTGGACCACGTCGACGGCGTCCGCTACATCTTCAAGCGGCCGAAGCGTGACGCCACCACTCCGCGCGAACGGTGAACCCATGGCCCTGCGTCCGTGTACAGGCTGCGGTCGGCTAGTCCGCGGATCACGGTGTGCCGACTGCCGAGGCAGTACGGCCAGCCGCGGCTACGGTGCCAGCCACCAGGCTGAGCGTGCCAACTGGCAGCCAGTCATCGACTCAGGCCAAGGCTGGTGCAACGCTGAGCGGTGCCTTGAGTCCTCGCGCCAGATCCTTCCAGGTGCTGATTGGGACCTCGGGCACTTGCCTGATCGTTCCGGCTGGTCAGGACCCGAGCACCGCCACTGCAACAGGGCGACGCGCCGCTGATCTCTCCGGTATCCCGGCTGCCGCCATCACGGAGACGCCACACCGCAGCGCGAGCCGGAAACCAAGCGGCAGTCACAGAACGTGACCAACCACTCAAATCGGTCGGGCCGCGACGGCGAACGATAGGGGGGGAGGGTACCGACGGCGGCCGGATGGCCTCCCTGACCCGCCGCACGCTTCTCGCAAAATGTACGGTTCACGCGATTCCGGAGGGTGGCCATCCGTCACCCTCCGCGCCATACCCCCTGACCGCATAGGGAGGTGACCGTGCCTCAGCCGCCTAAGTTCGAGCCTGCCAGGCGCAACGCACGGTCAGGTCCGGTCAGGCTCCCGGCCGAGGGACGGGAGGGCGACCCGCCGGAATGGCCGCTGGGCGGCCGTACTACGGCTGCGGAAAGAGCGGCCTGGGTCGACCTGTGGCGTACGCCGCAGGCGGTGGCCTGGGAGAAGCTGGGATGGACGCGGACAGTCGCCCGGTACTGCCGGGTCATGGTCGAGGCGGAGAAGCGTGACGCGACGCCGGCGCTCCTTGCGCAGGCGACATCCCTCGAGGATCGCCTGGGACTGACCCCGAAGGCGATGCGGCTGCTGTTGTGGGAGATCGTTTCCGATGAGGTGGCCGAGCAGCGGGCCGCCACCGACGTGCGGGCGCGGATTAAGGCGGTCTGATGCCGTGGCGCGGCCCGTCTGAGCCAGGGGAGTTCCCGACTCTCGGCTACGAGATCGGCGAGTGGATCGAGGCGCACGTCGTCATCCCGGACGGCTACCGCCGCGGGGAGCAGTACCTGCTGACCGATGAGATGTGGCGGTTCCTGCTGCGCTTCTACCGGATTGACGAGGCTGAACAGAGCCTTCGCTACTACGGCGGCCAGCTGCGCCGCTCGCAGAAGTGGGGCAAGGACCCGTTCGGCGCGGCGATCATCCTGGCCGAGGCCCTCGGCCCGGCGCGGTTCGACGGCTGGAATGCCAGCGGCGAGCCGGTCGGCAAGCCGTACCCGACGCCGTACATCCCGTGCCTGGGGACGTCCGAGGAGCAGACGGACAACACGTATCTTCCGCTGCTGGACATGATCCGGCTGGGGCCGCTGGCCGACCTGCCGGGCATGGACGCGGGGGAGACCCGGGTGAAGCTGCCGAACAGCGGCTCGATCGAACCGGTGACCGCCTCGGCGCGGGCGCGGCTCGGGCAGCGGATGACGTTCGCGACCTTGACCGAATCGCACCTGTGGACGCTGCAGGGCGGATTCCGGCGCCTGGCCGGCGCAGTGAAGCGGAACATCGCGGGCATGGACGGCCGGTGGCTTGAGCTCACCAACGCGTGGGATCCGACCGAGGGCAGCGAGGCCCAGGTGACATCCGAGTCGGCCAACGACCGGGTGTACATCGACACGGTCGAGCCGCAGCGCGTGGAAGACCTTCAGGATGACGAGGCGCTGTACCGGGAGCTGCTGCGACAGTACGGGGACTCGGCGGCCGAGCGCGGCGGCTGGGTGAACATCCGGGGCCGCATCATGCACGAGGTGCGCAGCGCCGCGCACCTTGAGGCGGACCGGCGCCGGTTCTTCCTGAACGAGATTGTCGTCGGCGAGTCGGTGTTCGTCGATCCCGTGCGCTGGGACCTGCAGGCACGCCCGGATGAGACTCTCGCGCCGGGCGAGCGTGTGGCGCTCGGGTTCGACGGATCGAAGTACCGGGACGCTACCGCGCTGGTGGCCTCGCGGAGGTCGGACGGGCGCCTGTTCGAGATCCGGATATGGGAGCGGCCGGAGGATGCCGGCCGGGACTGGCGCGTTCCCTCGGCTGATGTTGACCGGGTGGTGCGGGAGACGTTCGGCGCCTACGACGTTGCCGTGATGTTCGCGGACCCGTACCGCTGGCAGGACTACCTGGATGCCTGGGCGGTCGCGTTCGGCGCGGACCGGGTCGTGGAGTTCCCGACCAACCAGGAACAGCGGATGGACAAGGCGATCGAGCGGTTCACGACGGCGTTCGGGAACCTGGAGATCACGCACAGCGGCTCAGAGATGATGACGGGCCATTTCAAGAACGCCGTCGTGGTCAAGGGTGCCCGCAAGAAGCCGCGGCCCGGCGAGGAGCAGTCTCTCGCGACGCACTACCTGAAGATGGCCAAGCGCGGCGACGGAAAGCTCATCGACGCCGCTGTCGCCGGCGTCCTCGCGCATGAGGCACGGGCGTGGGCCGCTGAGCACGTCCCGGATGCCAGCGACCCGTTCGTCCTGTTCGGATAGGAGGCAGGCATGGCGCTGACTGAGGGCACTCCGGGTGACTGGCAGCCGGGGAGTTACCCGGCCGCTGTCCATCTGGTGTACAAGGGCGATGACCGGGCGCCGATCCCCGTCGTGCACTGGCCGGCCGGTCCTGTGAAGCTCCCCGTCCCCGGGGAGGCGCAGTGACGGTTCTCGACACGGTCCCGGTCGACCGGATCACGGCGCGGGCCCGCGAGGTGCATTTCTGGCGGACCGTCCTCACGATCATCGCCGGGCTGCTGTTCGGCCTCGGCTGGCTGGCGTACAAGACGGTCGCGGTGGCATGGCTGGCCGCGGCCTGGAGTGCGGTCGCTGTCCGGGAAGGCTGGCTAGAAGCTCGCAAGGGCCAGCTGAGGCGTGCCGCCGGGCACACCGGTTAACGGAACTGCGCGGCGGGAGGGCTGATGGGTCTCGTTGACCGGGTGAATTCTTCCCTCTCCGCATCTTCGCGCGGCACGCTGCGGTCACGGTCGGATTCGCCGCTGTCGATCGACGATTACGCGAACTTCTTCAACTTCGGCGGCCTCGCCTACCCGATCGTCCAGACGACGCTGGGTTCGGTCGACCGCGAGCGGGTGGCGCTGTCGGCGGTCGGCGCCTATAAGGCGTCGGGGCCGATCTTCGCGCTGATCCAGGCGCGGCTGCAGGTGTTCAGCCAGGTGGCGTTCCAGTTCACGAGGCTGACGGGGTCGATGCCGGGTGACCTGTTCGGCACGCAGGACCTGCAGATCCTGGAGACGCCGTGGGCGGGCGGTTCCACGGCACGGCTGCTGTCGGTGATGGAGGTCGACAACAGCCTCGCGGGCAACAGCTACATCGTCCGGGCACGCCCGGGCACGCTGTCGCGGCTGCGGCCGGAGTTCGTGACGATCATCCTCGGCTCCGAGACGGACGCCGAGTCGCCGGCCGACGCGCCGGACTGCACGGTCGCGGCCTACCTGTACACGCCGCCGTCCGGCAAACAGACCATTTACTTCCCCGGGGAAGTCGCGCACTACGCGCCCGTCCCGGACCCGTATTACCACTTCCTCGGCCAGTCGTGGGTGACGCCGGTGATCCGGGAGCTGGAAGGCGACACGCTCGCCACCGAGCACAAGACGCGCTTCTACGCGAACGCCGCAACTCCGAACCTGGCGATCAAGTTCGACCCATCGCTCGACATCACGAAGGTGAAGGCCTTCAAGGAGCTGCTGGAGGAAGAGCACCGCGGCGCGTTCAACGCGTGGAAGACGATGTACCTCGGCGGCGGCGCCGACCCGGTGACGGTCGGCATGAACTTCCGCGACATGGAGTACGCGGCGATCCAGGGCAAGGCGGAGTCGCGGCTGGCCGCCGCGGCGGGGGTCCCGCCGTCGTGGGTGGGCTTCTCCGAGGGCCTGCAGGGCTCATCGCTGAACGCCGGGAACTTCAACTCGGCGCGCAGGCGCTTCTCCGACGGCACGGTCTGGCACCTGTGGCGGGCTGCCGCCTCGGCGCTGGAGTCCGTGGTGAACGTGCCGCCGGGCGCGAACCTGTGGCCGGACACGCGAGTCCCGTTCATGCGAGAGGACGCCGGCGACCAGGCGGCGATCCAGGCGCAGCAGGCGTCGACGATCGGGTCGCTGATCAAGGACGGGTTCGACCCGGACTCGGCGGTGAAGGCCGTCATCAACAACGACTGGTCGGTGCTGGAGCACACGGGCATGGTCTCGGTCCAGCTGAATCCGCCCGGTTCCGATGCGGCCAGCGGCGGTGCGGCCGGCGGTGGCGGTGCCGCGAACGGGCTGCCGCCGAAATCAGGTCTTGCCATGAAGGAAAGCGGCGACAGCGACCCGCTGTAGCCGCCCCTGATCCCGATCCGTCCCCGCCCGTGCGCGCAGGGGCGGCTTTTCTGTTGCCTAGCACCCTGGGAGGTCGCGGTGCCCGATGAGCGATGAGGGCCGGGTGCGGCGCGCGCTGGCCGGGGACACGTCCCTGCTGGCGATGCGGGCATTCCCGCTGCGGGACATCGAGATCCTGTCGCGGGCCAAGGGCGGCGACGGCCGGACGGTCACCGCGTACGCCGCCGTGTTCAACAAGCCGACGGAGATCGTCGACCAGGACGGGCACTACAACGAGCAGATCGCCCCGGTCGCGTTCAACAAGAGCCTCGCGGACCGGTCCCGGAAGATCGGCGTCTACTACAACCACGGCAAGACGCTGCACGGCACGCCGTCCGAGCGCGGTTCGGTGCCGCTCGGCAGCCCGCTGGAGCCGCCGCGGCCGGACGGAAACGGGCTGCTGACCGTCTCCCGGTACAACCGGACGCAGCTTGCCGACGACGTGCTCGAGGCGATCAAGAACGGTGACATCACCGGCCAGAGCTTCACCGGCGTGTTCCTGCATTCCGACCCCGACAACGGCCCGTACTACGGCCGGAGCGGGCAGCTCACCACGGTGACGCGCCGGGAGATCGCCTTGGTCGAGTACGGCCCCACGCCTATCCCGGCCTACGAGGCCGCCGAGATCGTGGGGGTCCGCAACAGGGAGGGACGAATGTCCGGCGACCACGATCACACTCACGACCGGGCGTCGGGCCCGGAACCGTACGAGCGGCATCCGGGCGAGGACGTGCAGTGCCCGGCGTGCGGCAAGTTCAACGACGACGACGCGGTCTACTGCGACCAGTGCGGGAAGAAGATCCCGGACTCGGCGTTCCCGGCCGGCCCGCAGCCCTACCACCGGGACGCGGGCGAGACGGTGCAGTGCCCGAACTGCATGAAGTTCGACATGCCGGATGCCCGGTTCTGCGACCAGTGCGGGGAGCAGCTGCCGGACTCGGCGTATAACTCCGGCGGTGCCGCGGCGCCCGGGAACGCGGACCGGGCGGCGGCCCGCGCTCCCGGTGACGCCGGCGACGGCGAGGCGGCGGCCCCCGAGGATGAGCGCACCCGGGCGAACACGATGCTGTGCGAGCACTTCGGCTGGGAGCCGGGAGGCGCCGACGCGCTGGGCGACTCCGAGCGGAGCCTGCTGCTGGCCAGCATCAGCGAAGCCCACGGCGGCGGCGAGCACGAGCGCGCCAGCGTGGACGACAGCGCCTGGGACGGCAACGCCGCGATGGGCACGTGCAGCAGCGCCTCGGACTACCGGGCGATCTGCGCCGGGGAGAAGACCATCGGCGACCCGTCGGAGCGGCAGCACTGGGCACTCCCGCACCACAAGCAGCCCGGTGCGGCGCCGAACGCGGGCGGGGTCCGCAACAGCCTGTCACGGCTGCCGCAGACCCAGGACCTGAAGAACAAGAGCGCCGCCGAGGCGCACCTGCGGGCCCACATGCGGGCCATCGCCCCGGACTCCGGAGATTCCGGGTCCTCGAATTCTTCCGGCAGGTCAGAGCCTGCCGGGCCAGCCGCCGTCAACGGCACTGGAGCCGGCACGGGAACACCGCTCCCGCCGCCAGCCGAGCCGCCCACGCACTCGGTAAACCGCAGCACATCCAACGCAAGCACAGGAGAAGGAACGATGACCGAACAGGCCATGACGGTCGAGGAGCGGGCGGCTCGCCAGGACGAGATCCGGGCGCGGCTCGCCGAGATCGACAGCCAGTACACCGGCGCGGCGCTGCCCGAGAAGGCCCGCTCCGAGTGGAAGCAGCTGCAGGACGAGCTCGTGATCAACGAGGACGCGATCCGCGACGCCACCGAGCGCGCTACCTACCTGCGCACGATCGCCGCGCAGAACCCGGAGGCGACCGTGCAGGGTGCCGACCCGGGCTCCGGCTACGCGGACGCGCAGGAGGCGCAGCGGTCCGGTGCCGTGCCGCAGCAGTCCCGCAGCGGCACCCCGCGGGCAATGTACGGGGCGCCGTACCTCTCCCGCCGGCCGCACAACATCTACGATGTCGCCGGCATGCGGCGCGAGGCCCGCAGCATCGAGGACCTGCCCGGCCTGTACCGGGACCGGGCGAAGTGGTCGCTGGAGGAGGCGACGTTCCCCGGCGACGGAAGGCCCCGCGAGGTCGTACAGGAGCGCGTCCAGCACCTGCTCGACACGCGGGATGACGTGAACGGCACCCTCGCCCGCAACATGCTGTTGACTGGCAGCCCCGAGTACCGGCGGGCGTTCGGCAAGCTGCTGGCGCGGATGAACGTCGGCGCACTGGACCAGGCCGAGCAGCGGGCCCTCGCGATGGGCACCCCGGCATCGTGGCAGCCCGGCTCCTTCCCGGTGCCCTACCAGCTCGACCCCACGGTCACGCTGACCAGCAACGGCGCGATCAACGCGCTGCGGCAGATCGCCCGGGTCGAGCAGATCGTCGGCAAGGAATGGCTGGGTGTCACCAGCTCGGGGATCACGGTCACCCGCGCCAACGAGGTCACCGCGGCCACCGACGCCACCGCGTCGCCGTTCGCCATGAACCAGCCCGGCGTCGCCCCGACCCGCGTCCAGGCATTCGTGCCGTTCTCGGTCGAGGTCGAGCAGGACTGGAACGGCCTCATGGCCGAAATCGCCATGATGCTCGCCGACGCCAAGGACGTGGAAGAGGCGGCGACATTCCTCACCGGCGCGGGCACCGGGAACATCCCGCAGGGCGTCCTCACCGGCGTCACCGCCGGGGGCACCGCCCAGCAGATCACGACCGCAGGCACCGCGGCCGTGTCGCCCGGCGACGTGTACGCCCTGGAATCCGCCATGGCCCCCAGGTTCCGCGCCCAGGCGTCGCTCCTGGCCAGCAAGGGCGGATACAACGCGATCCGCGCCACGTTCCAGGCCTTCGCCTCGGCCGCCGGGGACGTGTGGGTCCGCCCCTCCGCCGGCACCGCGCCGGAACTCCTCGGCTACCCGGCCTACGAGAACAGCAACATGGCGTCCACGACAGCGACCGGAAACCAGGTCCTGCTAATGGGCGACTTCAAGCAGTTCATTGTGGTCGACCGGATTGGCATGTCCGTCGAGTTGATTCCCCATGTGTTCGCTTCTGGCGGTCTCCCGCAGGGCCAGCGCGGGATTTACGCACTTTGGCGCAACTCCAGCCAGGTGCTCGTCCCCAACGCGTTCCGTTTCCTGCAGGCGCGATAACCATCACGGCCCGGCCGGAAGCTGTCCGCAGCCCGGCCGGGCCCGCTACTCACTGGGAGAGTGCCCGAGCAATGCGCGTGCTTTTTCATTCCCCGGGCACCAACCCGACCGGCTACGGGCAGCAGACCGCCCTGTTCGTCCCGCTGATCGCCTCCCTCGGCCACGAGGTGGCGATCTCCGCGTTCCACGCCGTCCGCGGCGCGGCAACCGAGTGGAACGGGCACCGGGTCTACCCGGCCGGGCACGACCCGTACGGCTCGGACGTGCTGCGCGAGCACGCCCGGCATTTCGGCGCCGACCTCGTCATCACGCTCATGGACGTGTGGGCGCTGAAACCGGACGCGGTGGCCGGCTTGCCGGTGGCTCACTGGATGCCGGTGGACTGCGATGACGGCGGCGGTCTACAGGGCCGCGGCCTGTCGCTGCGAGACCACGTGCACCTGCGTGCCGGCGGAGGCGTGCCGGTCGCCATGTCCCGGTTCGGGGAAGCGCAGCTGCGCAAGTCGGGGCACGACCCGCTGTACGTGCCGCACGGCATCGACACGAACGTGTGGAAGCCGCCGGAGGACCGCAAGGCGCTCCGGGAGGCGATGGGCACCGCTGACTGTTTCGTGGTCGGCATCAACGCCGCGAACATCGACAAGACCCGGAAGGCGTGGCCGGAGCAGCTCGCCGCGTTCGCCCGGCTGCACCGCAGGCACAGTGACACGCGGCTGTTCGCGCACACGTTCCGGAAGACCGAGCCGGGGCTGAACCTGGCGGGGATCGCCCGGGACCTGGGTATCGCCGACGCCATCATGTGGCCGGACGAGTACATGCTGAAGTCCGGGCTGATCACGCCGGAGATGCTGGCCGCGACCTGCGGCACCTGGGACCTGTATTCCGGGTGCGCGATGGCTGAGGGGTTCGGGCTGCCGGTCCTGGAGGCGGAGGCGTGCGGCGTGCCGTCCGTGGTGACGGACGGGTCGGCGATGGCCGAGGTCGGAGCCGGGTGGAAGGTGCCGGGGGAGCCGGCCTGGTCCGAGCTCCACGCGGCGTGGTGGCGGAAGCCGTCGGTCGACGCCATCGCCAAGGTGTACGAGAAGGCCTACCAGGGCGGCCCGTCCTATGAGGCGAAGAAGGCGAAGGCGCGCGAGCATGCGCTGGCCTACGACGTCCAGCGGGTCCTGAAGGACCACTGGGAGCCGGCTTTGAAGACGCTTGAGGAGCGGCTGTGCGGCTGAACCTGGGCTGCGGCAGCGTTCCCGAACCCGGCTACGTGAACGTGGACGTGTGGGATCAGCCCGGCGTGGACGTTGCCCATGACCTGGACGTCTTCCCGTGGCCGTTCAAGGACGGCGAGG